CGAGTAGCAGCATCAGCAGCACGAGCAGCAGCATCAGCAGCACGAGCAGCAGCAGCAGCAGCAGCATCAGCAGCATCAGCATCATAAGCAGCATAAGCAGCATCAGCATAAGCAGCAGCAGCAGCATATGACCTGTCTTCTCCTGACAGCCACTTTGCTGCCCATGCTGCAAAAATCTGTTCGCGGTATACCTCTAATGCACAGAGAATAGCGAATGCGGTTTTCTGTGTGCGCGTGATTCCAGGGAGAGGTATCTGATTCAGAACGCGCATTTTTGTATGCCCTTGTTTCAGTCCTCTGTCTGTCTTTTTCTCTCCGTCTCCCTCACCCACCCATAGCACGGGAGAAGTAAGATTCGCATGTATAGGATTAAACAGGACTGCTAGAAACGGATCGTTATAGCAGTGTAACCATCCCTTTCCGCACAGTTCCCCGTCCCCTGATACCTCTTTCCATTCTCCTGGTTCCCACACACAACCGTTGTAAGTTGTATTTTGATAGCCTGTTAGCTTGTAAATAGTTTCCATTAAATCTCCATTCTGCGCTTAACGTCCGCCGACGATTCGCTATGCGTTCGATTAAAAGGGGGGGGTTAGAGGTATGGATATACCCCATCACCCCTGTAGAGGCTGTTCCTGGCCTCCCCCAACAGGCGAATGGCCTCATCGTAGGCCACTTGCGGCCATTCACGACGGTAACTATATGGCATCACTGCCATGATGTAATCGACGCCGTTAGGGGAACGGCGCTTGTTACGCAACTCCCACCGAACAGTTCGTTCCGCACGATCTTGCGGGGTCATTTTCTTCTCCTTATGCGTGATTAGAAACGTTTGATGAGTTGCCCATTGACGAAGATTGCCGTGACGGTATGGATTTCGAGGAAACCTTCCACGTCCTCAACCGGCACGTGCCGGTAACTCCCATCCTCGAATTCGATAGTGGCGATTGCGTTGGTGCGGGAACGAATAGAAATGGTAGACATGACGGTACTCTCCTTATGAGTCGATTTGAGAGGCTAAAAAGCCATAGGTGAAGAATACTGCCCGTAAGCGGTTTTGGACGCTGTACGGGCACGGTGGAGGCGGGAAAGTGCATCCTAGTGGGATATATGGCAGTAGTATATGAAGTAGAACCAGTCGGGATCGGTTACAGGGAAAAAGAACTTGCTTCCTTTCGAGTAGTCCACCGGACAGACCTTGTAGGCTCTGATCGGTAATTGGAAAATCGGCTTGCGGGTATCCTGGTAGAAACCCATAAACTCCGCAGGGTAGTTCTGTTTTAGGGTGTCTATTGCGTCCGTGTGTATGACTTTGACATTGCTGAAGTTGATTTTACAGACAATGAAAATGTCTGTATGCAGGCGAACGCCCATATCCTGTTTTTCCGCCATGTGCCGATTGTAGTACTTCGCTTGCGCGTTTTCCATCCTGGCATAGAAGTCGGAATCCTGATCGAAGATAGTCATTGGTTTCTCCTTGTGTGTACGTATGCGCGTCTTCTATAACTATGATAACGCGCATGTGAGTGGCTATGGGTGACTCACAAAAATAGACCATAGTAACCAATTTGGTTACTATGGGCCTAATGGGGGACTATTCGGCGTCATACGCGGATGGCGACGGGGTATTGCGGATGTAGGCAACAAGCCATTTGATAAGTTTCACTGTATTACCTCCTTTCGGGAGTATTGTACCACGACAGGCAGAATTAAGCCACTAGTGAATGATACTAGTGGCTTAATTGGTTATTCGATTGTAGTACGGGCTACAGGAGTTCGGATTGCAAACGGAGCAGTTCTTCTGCCTGTGCCTGCAATTTCGCTTGCCTTTTCGCTTCTTTTTCCGGGCGAGCTTGCTTCTTCTTGCGTTCACGTTCCGCTTGCTTCTGCTGTTCACGCGCCTCCGCTATCTGTTGCGCCTTAAACTCCTCCCGGCTTAGAACCGGAGGAATAACTTGCTCATCTGCCAACAGCCGGAACTGTTCGGCAAAGGGAATGTGTGGCAGTTCCACGTCTGCGATTGTGACGGTCAAGCCGTATTGGTGCAGAGTCTTTGCCGCTTGCAATCGCCGTTGCACATCCGCTACTTCCGCGTCTGCTTGCTTCTGCTTTTCAGCATCTAGTTTCGCAAGCGTCTGCGCGGAAAGGTTAGTATGCGAATGACTGTTGTGCTTGCGCCATCCCTCTATGAATTGTCCCATTGAATTCCCTCCTGGCAAAACAGATTGACGATGCGAACGAAATGCCCCGTACAGAAGACTGTACGGGGTAGCGAACCGGGCCGGTATTACTTGCTGTCTTTGAGGGATACGAAGATATTTCGCACTTGCACGCGGCGAGCGTCTTTCGTATTGAAGTTTTCCTGTGCGCGGGTCATAGCCTTACCGGACGATAGTGCCTGCTTGATGATTTCATACTCCATGAACGCCGTGTTCAATTGGAGTGTGAAGTCTTGAATAGCCAGGATGTCCAAACCTTCGGGAAGTCCTTCTGTGTAGGCGCACACGTTTTGCGCCCTGGTAGTAAGGAACATAACTTCATACATGGTCAGCGCGGAAGGTTTGCTACCTTTAAGCGAACTTTCACCCTGCTTGAGAACTTTCGCCGTCTGAACGGTTCGCATGGAACGCATCTTCGCAGATGCCTTACGCAGTTCAGAGATCCACACTGTGCCGTATGCAATCAAGTCGGCCAGGATTTCCATTGACTCTTTCAAGTCAAGATTGATACTCCCGTGCACGGGAGGAGTAGCTGGAGGCGTTTCCTGCGTCTCTGCCTGCGTTTCCTCCTGGGTTGTTTCGGGCAGTGTCGCGTTGGTGATGGTAGTAGACTGTGACATTTGAGTATCTCCTTGTACGTTTTAAGCTCGCCAGCTAATGCCCCATGTTGGGGAAGGTCGGAGAGGGATTGCACACTCTCCATGCCGCGTGGTTACGGTCTTATTCGTTGCAGAAATCGCAGATGCTACCAGGAACGCAGGCACACAGTACCCACGTGTTAATGACAATGGCGAATGGGTAACGTATAGGGCTGTTGTTAATGAGAGCTGCTGCTTTTGTCGCTTCTGTGTATGTATCGTACTTGTTGGAATTGTCGATCGACTCGCCTTTGCTGTTTACAAGTACCAGTGTATAATGCATATTCGTTGCTCCCTTTGACTGACTTAGGTTTAAAACTGGTGTTGTTTAACAAGAGGCTTGTAAGCCGTTCCCGCAGGTATCTCGCTACCATTTTGGGGACTATGGGAGGGCAAAACGTCTGTCCGTGGCGCTAGTTCCCTTGCCAGGAATTGTCTTGTTTGCTAGTCAAAACTCCTCCTGTCTCTGTGTCTCGCAGTGCTCGGTAGATACCAACACAATCGCTTAAACAGATGCAACGCCTAACAGATGTCAGTCTCTCCATTGTTCTTGCCACAATCCAAGGCCCCGCTTCACCGGGCTATCATCGTGTACCGTGTTCGCTGCGCTACGGTTGAGCGTCTGCCTGGTTGTATGCCTGAATGAACTGGCAAGTGGGGAGCGGTTCCGGCCTGCGTACATTATAGAACGCCACCCGTAATAATTAGTCCGACTATCTCTCGATATAAAAAATAGAAAAAACAAAAAAACTAAACCAACGCCCCCGATAGAAAATAAAAACCACCACCAACTGAGTAACCAAATTGGTTACTACCGAGAAGATAGTTCTGAAAAAGTGATAGACCGCCTTGGTATTAGGATACCTAGTAACCTCGCCAAGTGATGCACCTGTAGGTGAGTGGATCAATCCCTACCTATAGATACCAAGGAAGGACTCGGACAGTGGCGGAGCATTGTATCGACAGTGGTTAAAGAGGACACTACCCACCACTGTCCTTTCCTAAAAAGGACATCTCCAAGATACAAAGTCAGGAGGTAGTAGTAACCAAATTGGTGACTCGTAAAGTCCCAAATATACAAGGCTAAAAAAATAACTTGACAGGTGGGAAAAAGACTTGACAAACAAGAAAATGTGTGTCATAATGGTGGTTGGGCGGGGATGGGGGTTAGTAGTTAAGATATAGACTATGTAGTATATTCATACTACATAGTCATTCCTATTCCCTACAAAGTAGTATTGGTTAATTAAACTAGCGTGCGTGGGCGCGTGCGCGAGGGAGACTTGGAAAGTGAGCACGTATAGTAAGGTCAAAAAGGTTACAGATGATGATGGGAGAGAGATAGAGATACGTATTAACTATTACACCACCTCCGATAGAGTTAGTCTGGAGATAGATGGAAAACAATTACTCAACCTATACGATGAAGTATGGTGGGCAATATTAGAGCTAGACCAGGAGTAGGTATGAATGACCAAATAAGAGAGGAGGTATACAACGGATTTCTTACCGGATACCTCCTCAATCAGTACATAGACTTCTGGATGAGTGATGTAGGTTGGTGGGGAGCCAACAACGACATCTACCATAAGTTTATGCCGAACTAGGTGCGTAAAGTTCGACAGGGATAGGAAACTTGTCGAACTCGTTTAGTAGGTCGGGCCAGAAGGCGCTCCATTCCAGACCACCAAGACCGCACCCAAGAGCAGGTACAGCGAGTGAGGTAATCTCCATGCCTGCATAGTTCCTGCGAAGGAATTGGATTCCCTCTATAATATCCGGAGCATGTGAGTTATACTTCCAGTGGTTTTTGGTTGGAAACAGAACGATCCGATGGGACATGCTTAGACTGATAAACAGGTAGGGTCTGCCAAGGGTAAGCCTACCTGTGTTACAAATTTCCTGGTACGTACTCATCATTTCCGGATAACGTCTCTTAAACTCTTTGGGCAGACCTGCTCCCATGACACCGACACAGTTGACCGGGTTGACGAGAGTTTGCATCTTACTGTCGAAGATACTTCCGTGAACTATCTTACAAGGCATCCTTTTTACCTCCGAAGTGTCGCCGTCCTGGGAATTGGGGAAAGTTGACATCAAGCCATTCCCCGGTACGATTGCTAACAGCCATCCAGATAACTTGGATTAGTTCAGGAGGGTATCCAGAAGTGCTATCTTCCCACCTGCCTTCCATTTCCTCGATAGTGTCCATTGCGTGACGCATTGCCATGTTAGCAGGGTACGCGATGAGGCCGATTAAATCCATTCGTAAAAGCATCTCTTCTTTGATTGTCATTTGTCTTCCCTTTCGACGGGTAGCGCGAGGTAGTGAAACGTGGAGTCGGTGTAGAGTCTGAGATAGACCGACTTACCGAGATAGTCTCGCACAGGTATCCGGGAGGTAATCAGGACGACGGTTCCGAGGGCCGTATTCCTGGCAGTCGCCTCCCACCGTGGTATCTCCAACTTTCGTTGCGATCCGCTAGGAACCTGGATATTCACACGGTCATACCCTTGCCGCTCTATCTCTTTGGTCAGTCGCTCGATGGGTGTTAGTGACATAGCTTTCCTTTCGTGGTATAATTATACAAGGGAGAACATCATGGAGAGTGAAAATGAGAACCAAGCGCAGCAACGCGACAACATGCACGGTACTACAGAAAACTACAGAATCCGCAAGTCAGAGTACGGTTCACCAGAAATTGCCAGAATCATCATTGAAAACTGCATTCGGCAATACTTTGGGGAAAACTACAACAAGTCCCGTTTCCGTTCAGGCATTGAAAGCAATGCCGTACGAACTCTACCTCCAGACACCGCACTGGTTAGCCCTACGGAAGAAGGCTTTGACGGCGGCTAAGAATCGGTGTCAGGTCTGCTATAGCAATCAGAGACTCGAAGTGCATCACCGAACCTACGAGCGGTATGGCAAGGAACTTCTCTCTGATCTTACCGTACTGTGTCACAACTGCCATAGTAGACACCATAAGAAGAGTGTGGTAAAATCTTGACGCGGAAGTCAAGATTTGGGTTACGGTGCATACTATTGGGGAATTGTGGTATAATACTACTAGCCGACTTAGCAGGAGGCAGAGAAAGTGCAACTGACCATCGACGGCACACCTGCCGAACTAAAAGATTTCGTCGCTACTCCGGTCAATGTATCGGAACTACAGGCCCACCTACAAACCTTGGAGAAGAACCAAATGGCCCTCTCAGACCAGATCGCTACTCTTGTTGCCGATGACGCAGCCCTCAAAGCCGACATCGCTGCAACAGCCGCACGTGTTACCGCAGGACTCGCCTCGTTGCAGTCCCAACTCGCCGCCCTCAGTGCAAACAACCCGCAACTCGACGCTGTGATTAGTGACCTAAGCGCAGACGTATCCTCCCTTGCCGGAATCGACCCTGCACCTGTCGCACCGCTATCCGTCTCCCCGTCTACGCTCTCCTTCGCCTCTCCGAACGATGCGCCGCAGTCCGTCACGCTTACTGGCGCAACAGCCCCGGTAGTCACCTCCTCTGATACAACCGTAGCTTCCGTAAGCAGTGTCACTGTCTCTGGCTTTACGGTTAGCCCGGTGGGTTCCGGTTCTGCCTCTATCTCTATCGTAGACGGATCGAGTACCGCAACTGTCACCCTCACGGTAGCCACAGTCCCTTCCCCGGCAGGAGCAGCAGGGGCACTGCCACCCGGTAGTGTTCCCACATCCACTCCCGCAGGCCCGTAGTTTCTCCTGTAAATTGTGCGGAGAAACACAGCCTCAGTAACCAAATTGGTTACTGAGGCTCTACCACTAGGGGATAGACATGGAGATCATCTATAACGATGACGGAGAGAACTTTGTACTCGCTAGGCTAGAGCCGCCTCCGGTAATCGGCCCACCTACCGAAGCGTGGTACAATAGGCGTATCCTAGTAGAGCAGGCGGCGGCAAGGATCTCGATGCTCAGGTCTGACGAGCAGAGGGCAAAGAGTAAGGCGACCAGGGCGAGTGCCGGGAAAAGACCGGATAAAAGCGGGAATAGTGCATAATGAACACAATGAGTTTACCTTCCAGGACAGCAGTAGGCGATATGTGGCAAATGGGCGAACATCGCCTGTATGTCGGGAATGACAGGAAAATATCAAATACCGACAGCGTGCATCTAATGTCAGACTTTGTTGGAGTTAATCTGGAAGAAGAAGTAGAGTTCCCTACCGCTTTTCGAGGAAGCTGTAGTTTTTTCTGTAAAAGTGAACAACTACCGACTCTATACTCATTCTATTCGGACAGAAAGGTAGACTTGGTAGGTATACGAATCTTCCCGGAAGACCAGGACGATCCGAGTGGGTATATTGAAGATTTACAGTTCCTATTCTGTGCAACTCGTTTCGGGATCAATAGCAGGAACGTAGAGCCGGTTGCCAACCGTTCCAGACTTCTCACGGGGTCTATCTTCGCGCAAGGGATATTCGATGGTAGGGGAGATATTTGGGAGAACCAAATCCTGCTGATGTCCGAAGAAGGGGATGTCATCCTAGATCCTTTCGCCGGGATGGGTGGATGCCTGATCGCATGTATTAGAGCAGGGCGTATTTCGTACAATATCGAACCCGATCCGTACAACGCAGATGTCATTCTTAGCCGCTACGAGGCCGCTACAGGGGCCAAAGCGGTTCGGGTGTCATCTTTTATTAGGGGATAGTATGGAAATCAATCCAAAATCGGACAAAGTGCATGAACTCAGGGGCATGGCGGCGAAGTATGCCAGGGCTTACCTGATGGATACCGATACGCCGTTAGAGGATGTAATCTACGACGCGCTACTGGATCAGCACAACCGACATATCAGCAGAGTATCTTTTCTCCACAATATCGAAGAGACTTTCTTGGATAAGAAATCGAAGGCTACGAAATGAAACTAATGTCCAGGCGGCGTGTCATTATTGTAGATGCCGATACGGTTTTGCAGGCACTAATGGGACGCGCTCAACTCGTATTTGATGATCCTGAACTCATGGAATGAGCGCAGGCTTACAACGTTGAGTTTGATAAAAACGGTCAAATGATTATCTATCTGTACAGTGAGAAATTTGACGCTGCACTTACAGGAGCGGTAGTGGAGGCGATAGGAGTAAATCCGATCAATCTCGCGGAAGGGTTCAACTTACTACAAATCTGTCAGGACTTCAATGCGATGGAGCAGGAGTTAGTATTACTGAAAGGAGAAGACAAGTGAGCAGGCTGCCAAGTTTTAATGATCTTTTTCCTCAAAGTCCCGACAAGCAGAGGAAGATAGTAAGTGCTAATGCGGCCAGTAGGTACTTCACGCCCACGAATAAGAACAAAATACTGGCATACCTTTCGGAAGGGGCAAGTATCACGTACGCTTTTGCTATGACTCGTATAGGTGATGGCACAAAGCAAGGCTGGATAGAACGCGGTAAGCTGGAATTGGTAGATTTTGACAAGGGTAAGACAGAGCACCTGATGGATTACGGGCAGTTCTTGCTGAATATGCAAGCGGCGATGGCGTCTCATGCTCATAAGATGCGTAAGCAGACAGAGTATCTTGTTTTCCAGGAGAAGGATGCTCGGTATGCCGCATTGCTCGTCAGACTACTTGCCGCAGAGAATCCTGACTACTACGCCCCGAAGCAGAGGGTAGAGCAGAAGACAGACATCGTGGTGCGATACGAATTTGACGAATTAGACGGGGATGCCTGGGAACAAAGGCTTCTTGGTGGATCTGCTAATACGGACGATTCGGACACGGTAGAGGGAGAGTTCGTTGCCGATAACACCGATTAAGCAAGATACCGTCTTTAAGCTGGCACTGCCGAAGTTACATGACGGTCAGAAGTATGTCATGGCGAACCGCAAGCAGTACAACTTTCTTGCTGCCGGTCGTGGATGGCGCAAGACGACCATGCTAATTCACCTCATGCGTGAGTTCGCGCTGTACAAGCAAAAGTCGGTTCTGTATACCGCGCATACCCTTGCACCAATCACGATGGTGCAAAAAGAGCAACTTCGGTTTATGTTCGGGGATTCTTGGGAGAATGTCTACGATACCACGAATAAGATATTACAACCTCCCGGATGGCGTCCTATCTACTTTGCGTCCCTCGAAGAACCGGAGAACGTTCGTGGTAAGACACCGGGTTTGATTATTAACGACGAGGGTGGGGAGATGGACGACGGAGTGTTCGCCTCTTTCCTTGCTCCGATGGCATTCAAGTTGAATGCAGAGTACTGGCAGGTAGGCACGCCAAACCCCTATAACCCGTTCAATGACTTCTGGCGTTACTGCATGAATACGCGCAATAACCCGGACATTAGCGGGAACGTTATCCCGGTAGTAGGCGCAAAGGTATTAGGCGATCAACTCATTCGAGTTCCGCATCCTTATGAGAACCCTGCCAAGACATTCGATGAGTTAGTTCGTTCTTGGAACATCAATGAAACCGCCATGCAGAAGATCCGTTGGCGGATTGAGATGCTGTGCGAGTTTCTGATGGAGGCGGGATCTCAGGTAGAAGACCCGGAGAAGGTATGTACCGTTCCGTATGTCGAGGGAACGCTTCCGAATGAGTGGTTTGGGCAGGATTACCGATTCAACCCGATGACTACCTACCAAAAAGGAGCCGACCTTGCAGTATCAGGCGACCGTCTAGCTATCGGAGTTATGGACTGTGACACGCACACTCAAGTCTATATGCGCCACTTCACCCCGGATGCCCACACGGATCTTGGCAGGTGGAATCAGGTATATCAGGCACTCAAACGATGCGATGAGCTATTCCCCGGAAGGTTTATCGCAGACATCACTGGTATGGGCCTTTCCGTCCCGTCCACCATGTCCAGAGATTACGGAGTGGACATCGAGGGAATCAATTTTGGCGGCGGGTCTGCAAAGAAAGTCGAACTCTACGATAACATGTCCTCACTTATCGAAGGACGGAAAGTGGCTCTTTTTGCCCATCCAGAAGTCATCAAAGAGCTAAGATCACTCAAACGGCGTAAGTTGGCTAACTCTACGGAGATTAAGGGCGACAAAGGTTCCTACGACGACCTTGCCGCAATGGTAGCCATCATGCTAAAGGATCTGGATGGAGGCGTACGTACCATAGAAGAAGTCGTCGAAGAGTACCACGAAAACGCCTCCTACGTCCCACAAATGAACGAATTTGCATCCCTTGGGAGGGACTGGTAGTAACCAAATTGGTTACTAAGGAGACTTAATGCCGAACTTCTTTCCGACAAACTCACCAGTCCCTATCTACATACTTGGGCCGAATGGTCAGCCTGGGAACCCTACTCTTGGCACACCGCAGAAGCTAACCGAGTCAGAGTCTCAGCAGTCTGCGATGTGGGGTTATGACTCTTACCTACGGTCTGTATTCACGATTGCTCGGTATAACCCGGACGTACTCATTCAGCACAAGGGATACGACGAACTCTACCGCATGATGACATTCGCGGCAGTTCGTACCCCGATTGATCTCAAACTACAAGCCGCACTATACAAGACTCCTCAACTTCTACCTTCGGTTCCCTCGAAGAAGGATGAGGTTGTATCGGGGGACTACGAAAAGGCGATGGAGGCATTGGAGTTCTGCGAGTACCTTATCCACAACGTACGCAACCCGGAGACAGGTAAGAAGACTCCTTTTCGGGCTGTCCTATGGAATCTATTGCAGGCTGTGCCGTTTGGTTTCTCCTGTCAGGAACTCATCTGGAGAATAGAGGACAATGGAAAGTATAAAGGCAAGCGTGTCCTTCGTAATGTGGTACATCGTCCAGTCGAGCAGGTTGCCTTCGATTTGGACGAGAAGACAATGGAAGTCCTCAACGTTTTTTCCTGGACGCCTCAAAAGGGACGATCCGAGCCTATTCCTGCCGAAAAGGTAATGCTCTATACCTACAAGCCTACCAGGGGTCTTCCGTGGGGTAATGGCGATCTCAGGGTCATGCATAAGCACTACTACAGTATGGATACTGCGATGCGTTGGTGGGGTATCGCGCAGAAGCGTTTCGGGCAGCCGTTCATCGAAGGGATTACCAGTAACCCAAACAAACTCGTAAAGATGATCCAGGACATCAACAACACGGAGAATGGTGCTTCTTTCGCTCATACCAAGCAGGACGAGTATAAGATATGGTGGCCTCCGTCTTCTTCGCTGGATACGTTCGCCACGTTCTGCGGATTCCATCAACAAGAGATGATGATGGCGGTATTAGGTAACACACTCACTACGACGCAGGGAGACGGTTCTTCTTCGTTCGCCCTCGGTAAGACTCACCAGAACAGCCAGAACTTCTTCTTAGGCTATCCTAGGAACGACCTACAGGACGTGGTAACGTCGGATATGCTGGAAACGGCAGTAGTCTATAACTTTGGGGAGGACTACCGACACCTAACTCCTCGGCTATTCCTAGGACATTGGGATGATGAAGAAAGACTCCTGATCGCTAAGGTGTACGAGATCCTAGCCAACATCGGTGTATTTGACCCGCGAGAGGATTGGGTACGTGGAGCAGTAAACATCCCGGAGATGCCCGAAGGTTTTGACCCGAATGACGATTCCCTTCCGCTTCTTCCGGTGAGAGAGCGTATCACGGTAGACACAACTGGCAGCACGAAGTCTAAACCCGCCGCTACCCCGCAGGCAATCGAAGACGCATTCAAGATCGTCGCAGAGTACGTAAAAACAAAGAAGGTTCCTGGACTTACAAAGGAACTAGAGGAGGCGTCACAATGAGTTCTGGTTATCCGAGTTTTGCCAGCAAGGAAGGAAAGTCTTCCGAGTTCCGCAAGATAGCCTCCTATGCAGGTGGGGAGATCCGAAAACTTGCCCAAGAAGTAGACAGAGGGCAAGTAACCGTTAAAACACTAAAACAGGCAAAGGCGCAACTATGCAAGCTATTAGAACTGATGGACAGTATCAGCCCCTCGTAGTAGACCCACAAGAAGCATACCTTAGCGTGGCAGGTACTAACGAGAACATTGATCTGGCTTTTAAAAATGCGGCCTTGTATGGCAATAAGTACGTGGTACTGTTTCTGACCGACAATACACGTACCAGGGAGCACTTATTCCGTACATCCACCAAAGAGAGAATTCACCTTGACTGGACTATGACCCTATTGAGAGGCCAGCAACCGAAGTATTTTGACAATATGGTTTTTCAGGAAATAGACACCACTTGACAAATCTGGAAAAGTATGTTATAATACCCATGTTACGTTCCTTAGCGGGCCAGTTTCGGGTAGGTAGTAACCAAATTGGTTACTACTCATGCCGGGTGGAGGAGTCTGGAGTCCTCGCTTCGTTCATACCGAAGAGATCGTTGGTTCGAGTCCAACCCAGGCACTTTTAGAAATAGCAAGAAGTGGTTAAAACTACACCAAAATAGTCTTTAAGGCAAATGTGGTGCAAAAAGAACATACCACTTGGAAGGTTCCCGATAAAATCCCGAAAGGGGCACTGTGGGTAAAACTCAGATCGGTCTGTATGATGGACGAGAGTACTCCTTCCTAAGTTTTGTTGGGCCGAAGTAAGAGCGTTACCTTGTAAAATACCGCTCTTACATCACTTGCCTGACAATAAGATGGGGGATTTGCCTACGCAGGAACCACAGAAAGGTAATGACTGTAAGCGATCCCCAAAAAGCTTGCCATCGAAGCATAGGTAGTGCGGCGCAGCCGGTTAGCGCAACTCCGTCCGAATCGGATAAGATGGCAAAATAATTCGTAGTAGTGGCAGAGTGGTTAAATGCGACGCAGAACTTGTAATCCTACGTGTGAGGCCAACTGTATAACATCAGTGCCGATCCGTTAGTTCAAATCTAACCTACTACGAATACAACTTTATATGGGTTACGGGATAGTATACCTACTCCTGCCCAAAGCAACTGCTCATATGATGGTTCTTTCCATTAAGCAGTCTCGCCAATCCAGCGAGACTGCTTCTTTTTTTGTACCTGGAAAACCTATGCCCGACACACTTGGTTATGTCTCTATCATGCAGAGCGAAGTAAACGCCTTCTCGGAAATCTTCGCGAAGTCTCCGGAGGAGTACGGGGCTGTCTACGCAAGCTACCGTAGTGCAGTAGAGGATGGCTACGACGGTTCCATGAACTACACCACGGATATGAACGGTGTAGCCCACTTTAAGGTTTCCGGGCCTATCGTTCGTTCTGCCGACTTCTACTGCTATTACCTTGGCGGTACTGCGGTAGATAGCCTTTGCGCGATGTTAAACCGTGCCTCTAACGATCCGCTCGTCAAGGGAGCGTTCCCGGTATTTCAGTCTCCGGGAGGATCGATTGATGGCTTGGATCAGGCGGTCGCAGCGATGCAGAATTTCCGCAAGAAGAAGCCGATTGTAGGGTTTACAGATGGTCTTTGTGCTTCTGCGGCCTATTGGATTGGCGCACAGTGCGACGATATGTACGGCACAGGAATGAGTGTTCTTGGATCTATTGGGGTATACACGGTACGAACCGATAACTCCAAGATGCTAAAGAACATGGGTGTAGACAGGATGCTATTCAAGTCTGCTCCGTACAAGGGTAATGGAGAGTCCGGAGTACCGATGTCCGAAGAGGGCAAGGCAGAGATCCAAAGGGAGATAGACGCCTTCCACGCGATGTTTGAGAAAGACGTTGCGTACGGTCGTCAGATGTCTCCAGATAAGGTTTCCGCAGTGGCGGATGGTCGAGGTTACATTGGTAAGGAGGCTGTAGACGCAGGACTCATGGACGGAGTAATGGACAAAGATTCCGCTTACAAGAAACTTGTCAAGCGCATCACAGACGGTAAAAGTCCGTCAAAAGGAAAAGCTATGGCTGACGAAGGACTACTAGACCAAATCAAGGCTTTACTCGGTATGCACGCCAAGGAGGAGAAGCCTGTCGTCGTAACCGCAACCACTCAACTCCCTGCCGTATACGACGTGGAGAAAGATCCTAAGTATATCGCAATGGCCTCAGAGCGTGATCGCCTTGCCGGCCAGGAGCGTGTTCGCAATCAGGCGATTGCCGACCAGGAGAAACTTCGTAACGACGAAGTGATGGAAGCCTACAACAAGGAAGGCAAGTTTACCCCTGCGAAACTTGCAGAGGAAACCGCGCTTCGCTTGAAAGATCCCGTCCTTTACGACGCGATTTGGAAGAACCGTGCCGTACTGCCTCAGTTCTCCACACCGTCTACGCAGGTTCCGGCAAAAGGATCTGGTCGTCAGGACGCCAGGACGTACACGAACCGTATTACCCGCAAGGAAGAGTCGGACAACAGCGTTGCTGCGGTAGCACAAGAGGCAGCGATGACTGTACTCCGCGCACAGTATGGCATCCCGGCTAAGGAGGATGAGTAAATGCCTTTCGGACAAGTAGCTTATGGGCCTACGAACCTGGGCCGTGTCGTAGGATGCCTTGCGGACGCAGAACAGGTTCGGTGGAAAGTAGGTGGTGCGGCTATCGACACAACCGCGTACACACCCCTTGCAGCCGACTATACCATCCCCGGTTCCGGTGAGGTTATTCGCGCAGGGAATGCCTACTTCCGCTACGGACAGGTATTCTCTCGTATCAATACGGGTACGGCATGGAGTGCAGGCGGCAAGATCGGCCTGTTCGTGCCGTGGTCGCCTGCCATGACGGCCACAACGGTCGCCTCCGGTGGTACGGTTCTAGGGGTCTATACCCTCACGCTTGCCGCAGTAACGAATATCAACCCCGGAGACATCCTGACGGTGGACACAGCCGGTCAGCAGGAACTCTTGCAAGTGCTCTCGGTTTCCGGGTCGGTTGTTACCTTCGTAACTGCCACCACGAAGACGCACGCCAATGGTGTTGCTGTTACCAAGGTGGACGATGGGCGACAGACGCTTCGCCGTGGAGAGAGTTACATCCTGAACCATACCCGAACTATGAAGGATGACATATTCTCCGACCAGGGTATAGGGTTCTTCGACGGAGGAACCGCTTATATCAACCGCATCGCTTCTGATTACTCCGGAGGGGTTGCCACCAATCCTACCCGCGCACAGATCGAAGCCGCATTCCCTGACCTCAGTTGGGTTGTGGACTAAGAAGGAGATCCTTAGATGTCTTACGAACTGCTTGCAGTTACACATATCAACTCGATGTTTGACGAACTTGCGGACGTTCGGACAATCGCGGGTGACTTCCGGTGGACGGGTACGACGGATGGTAAACTGAAAAACGTTACCGCTTCCAATGCCCCTCGTATCCCCTGGCATCCCCGGTATTGGGGGGAGATTGCGGCCCGTATCTCGGATCGTCCGACCATCGCCCCGATCATCGGGTATGGTCAGCGTGCGCCCCTGAAAACTCCCAACCTTGCGGTTCGCTTGGAGCAGAACGACATCCCTAAGATCAAGCACGGTGTGCAGATTAACGAGGATATGCTGATTATGCTCCACCGCATCGAGGAGAACCTATCCAGGGGACTTACGGAGTCTACGGCAGTTATGGAAGACATATCGGCTTTCAACTCCTACGAGGTAGGTCAGCTAGAAATGCTCGATTTGGGATGTCGGTATCGTATCGAGCACATGGCAATCGGGATGCTCTGCAATACGTATGCCTACGGTACGGAGCATGGGCAGGCGTTCAATATGTCGTGGGGTATGCCTGCGGATCTGAACGTAACCGTCTCTACGCAATGGGGAGACGGCAACTCCGGATCGACTCACGCGAACGTTGGTGCAACCCCGATCACCGACATGCAACTTCTCCAGACTCTTGCCGAGCAGGAATACGGAACGACGTTCAATAGGGCTTCTATGCCGCTCTACGTGCTGAATTACATATTCTTCACTACGGAGTTCAAGAACCTTGCGCCGATCTATGCAACGCGCATGGGCATCTCTCCTGCGGCCCCCACGCTTCCGTTCAACGACTACAAGTACATGAAGTCGATCCTGGAAGCGATGTGGGAACTGAAGATCGAGATTGACGACCGCAAGTTCATGTACGAAGATCCGGCCCTCGATAACTGGAATGCGCCTCCGAACGTACCTGCCTCTGGACAGTACCTTCGCCTGCATCCGTCCAACAAGGTCATCCTGACGAACGACATGGACGATGGTAGCCTGAACACGTGGGAGATTTCCAACGCCCCTGTACTGGAAGCGAAGGCAGGCATGGTTCCCAACATGATCGGTACTCCGGACAGTGGCAAGAGCGTCTTCGGCCCGTTCTCGTATGTCACATCTGCGGACTCAAACGGCAACCCTCCTGGGCTGAACCTGTGGTCTACGATGTCTGCGGTTCCGCGTAAGAAGAAACTTGCCAGTTCTGCCGTCCTGACGGTATGCCCACTGGTTCAACTGTAGCATTCGAGACTCTCGAATTGTAACCAAATTGGTTACTGAAAGGGGAATGAAATGGCGGATAGGTTTCAACTAACCAGGACGCAGATGGAACATGTACTTGACAACGGAGGCGTGGTCGCATTTGACGGAGAGGTTATTCGTCATAAGAAAGACCTTCCCTCTTCTGCGGTACTGTCCAAAGGAGATCCAATCGCTGCACGTCAGGCAAGGGAAGACCTGCTCTTGCAGAAGGCACTCATAGAGGAACAGCTACAGGAGTTAGAGGAGGACGATACCCCGAAAGAGGTAGACCCGCCCAAGGAGAATGATCCTCCCAAAGAGGTTGAGCCTCCTGCCAAACCTGTACGAGATCCGTCTACCGGAAAGCCTGTCGTAGCACCGTAGGGAGGTAGAGATGCGCTCCTATCCAGAATGTCCGGAAGACTCCCCACAATGCGTCGGTGTCGAATGGACATGTGACACCGACGACTCACTCGGTGGTGCTACTATGCAGTACTGCGATGCCAGTGATATTGACGACCTGACTACTCCTCTAGGGGAGGACGAGATACTGATTGACGGTACACAGGCTACTACTAACATAGATCCGTTGTCCGGGTGCTTCACATCCGTAATCGCTCCTATCCAAAACTACATAGATCAGCAGGGTACTCCTCCGTGGAACTGGCCCGTCAAGAAGGTAAGGTACAGGCACATTCACCTAAAGAAGTGGCGCGGAAAGAGGCTGTTCACAGAGGTTTGAAAAAGGATAGGAGTACCCAAGTTGTCTGTCATTATCGGAAAAGATCCGGAGGATGACGGGGTATCTCATATCTCCGTGGCTTCCAGTCTACCAGATCCTCTTTCGTGGTGGGGAGAATTTGTAACTAGGAAGCAGATGGCTCTTAGCTTTATATTCAACTTAATTTTCCTGACCTCTATACTGATCGCAAGTGTTTCCTATCTTGCCAACAGGGAGTACAGGGATGTCGTGGAGATGAAGAAAGATGAAGTAGCTACCACGAAGGCACTATTGGAAGGTCAGAGGTACACCAACGAGCAGGTTGGGAAGATGATACACGGCATGGACGAACTGACAAAAGCCTTAGTAGAACAGGACAAAGAGGGACAAAAACAATGACACAAGGCGTCTCTACTATTTTCGATAGGTCTATCTCATTGGGGCAGTTAATCCTCTCTATGATTATCGTCACTTCGACACTTGGTTCTTACGTTCTATGGGTCAACGTACAGGTGACGATGCATGGATACAGACTGGACAAAGTGGAGTACAGTCAGAGCAATGGCAACAAGGAAGTTCTGGATCGTATGACGGAACTTGCACGCAGTCAAGACTCCATCAAGGAAGATATTGCCCTTATCAAGCAGGGGGATAACTACCGAGATGGTAGCATTAAGATTATCCTGGATAGGATAGAAAAGTTCACGAAGTAAATGTCCGAAGGATGGAACATAGAGACACTGCATGAGAAGATGTTGCAGATGTTCCATGATCGGGACAAACTTGGCGACGACAGGCTACGAGACTACAGGGCTGAACTAAGACTAGCAATCGAGCAGCAGGATAGATTAACGAAACTTGCGCTGGATGCACAGCAGAGTGCTGTAGAAAAGGCAGAAATTGCCAACAATAAGCGTTTCGACTCTGTGAATGAGTTCCGTGCTGCGCTGTCCGACCAGACAAATACCTTTATGTCCAGGTCGGAAACAGAGGCTATAATCAATTCTGTACGTGCTCAGATGGAACAGAAGTACCAAACAAACTCGGACAAAATAGATGCACTTATCGTTCGTGTCGAGAGGAGTGAGGGTAAGAATACAGGCGCACACTCTCTCTGGTTGGTCATAGTCGGCATCATCGCAACGATCTCTGTATTGATAAATATATTCAATACATTGAAAAGACAGTGAATTGAAAGGCGGAAACCAAAATGCTCACCATCGCTATTGTGGTCTTCGGTATCACTATCGAAAACTTCCACATCGACCTACTGGCAGAAGCGGCAAAAGACCTACCTGCATTTGTCATACTGCTTCTGAATGACCTAATGAAGCAACTCCCGAAGTCTCTGGAGTTTCAGCCGTCGTTCGGTATTGCCCGACTGGACATTAAGTTCGGCCCTGAAGTAGAAGCGGCCCCTCTCTCCAAGAAGGTGCTCTCGGTTCCTTCTGGTACGGTAAAGACTGTCGCAGCTAATACCCACGTCGTTATCGCTGCGACTCCTCCTGTGTTCGTACCTGCCCCGCAACCCGTCCCCGACACGGTTTCTGCGGATGCCGACCTAGATCCGTCCGTCGTGCAGGACGCATCCCTGGATAACACTCCACTTGGAGGACTACAGGGAAACTGATGTCGCCCCGTACGAAAGTCCTACTTACCGGGATTACAGCCGCTCTTATTCCGGTAAGTAGTATTGGGGTGTACTATGCGACTAGGAGATTTGGAGTACAGGCTTGGCAGACCGGAATGATCGGGGCCATCGCTACAACACTCCTCACGATTTACAAGTACATGAGTCCTTCACCTACGATGCCCAAAGGGATCACGGTGAGCATAAAGCGAGAAGACTGAAATGACAGTTCCGCCTGTTTCTGTATCAATGGCCTGGGACGTTCTGCATAACCTGGAAGCAGAAAACTGCGTATACCTGTACGGCGGAAAGTCACCGTCCCTATACTGTCAGACATCTGCGATACACGGAATCGACTGTTCAGGGTTTACGAAGTACGTACTCGCAAGATCGACGGGCCAGCAGTTAGTCGTTCCAGATGGTAGCTTCGATCAGTACAGTTGGTGTGCTATGGTCGCAAAGCTAAATCCGGTGGATTATTCAGGGATAGGCCAATATGGTCAGGGGAGACTATTTTGGGCCTTCTACGTCAATCCTAGTGGCATTGGACACACATGGCTCGTAGACGGCACGATCGGCAGAAGCCTGGAGAGTCACGGTCACGCGGGGCCATCCAGCAGGCTATGGAATGATGAAGTCTTGATGCGTATAGTTACGCACTGTTACGAACTACCAAGAGGCGAGTAGTAACCAATTTGGTTACTCGGAAGGTTCCATAGATGCCGACTCCTATTTCAACAGGAACAATAACACTGGCCTTCGCAGGTATGGGTGCAGCCAACGCACGTACTGCGGTCTATAGCACTGTCTCCGGTTCCGGCCTGTGGTACGTGGTATGGAACAACGGTACAGGGTGGCGATGGTCTACGTCTGCGGACGGAACTCTCTCATGGACAGACAACGGTTACATCACTGGTATGTCCGCAACGGCTCCGGGTGTAAATGGATACCTGGGATGCATCACGAAGGACACATCGGGGAACCTTTACTGTGTGCTTGCCTCTGCTTCCGGATCTGCTGTTGCGACGATGTACAACGGAACGGCATGGTCTACTACTCCGTTCTCTGTAAATAACAACTTTGCAGGTGCTACCACCAATATATACCAAAGCGGTGGGCACACTTACTGGAGAATAGTTGCAGGCAATGAGTCGGGCACGGGCGCAGCGCACCTCAATGAGGCCACAGATCCAACCGTATCAACAAGCAGTATGCCGAATACGGGATTTATTACCCCGTCCGGAGGCGCGACGGATTACCATTCGTATTCGGTAGGACTTGATACGGTTGGAACGAATGTTATATTTACGGGCGTCAACAACCTTGCAACGCCCTCTTTAGATTTTTACTCCATCGGTGGAACCGCTACTTCGCCTTCTGGTACGGCAACCTCGGCGTTCACTACCGCAAGCATGATTACTACCATAGCTACTATAGTAGATGGTAGTGGAAACCTGCATGTTTTATATTTCGTTTCAGGAACCGGATGGTTTGAGGCGGTATACAACGGATCGACCTGGAATTCCGGAACGCAGATTACAAACCTGACGACGAATGACCTTACTCCGTCGCTGGCAGTAGACTCCTCTGGACTAATCCACTGCTTCTATGCGAAGTACAATGCCGCAGGAGACTTTGGGATTGGTCATATTACGCGCAGTGCCGGGTCTTCCGGAACTGCTACCTGGACTACGGTAAGCGACCTCGTTACGCATAACAGTATCAACCGAACGTCCGTTTCGTGTTCACATTCGGATAGTGGATCGAACCTGCTTGTTACATGGGTAGAACTTTCCTCTAGCCCATACACTCTTACCAGTGCCCTGTTCTCTACAAGTGCCACGTACACTGCCGGTACTCTCTCTGCTCCGTCTCCCGTCAACTACAACAGTGTTGGCTTGACATGGACTGCTCCAACGAACTCTTCTGGTGTAGTTACTTACACGGTTCAGAGGACACTATCTACCGACCCCACATTTGCGTCGGCAACGAATGTGGTAACGGGTCTGTCTGTAGCTACACTTACGTATACGGATAGTACGGTCAGCGCATCGACGAACTACCTGTATCGCATCGCTCAGATCGACACGATTGCGGGTACGGTATACACCAACACAGTCACCGCAAACACCCCTGCCGCTCCATCGGCAGCTACGGCGTATTCTGTTTCCGGCCCGTCAAGCGGCGCGACAAGCACACCAAGTACGAACTTCACGGTGACGGTAAACGGCTATCTGCAAGCCAGTGACAACCTAGTAGTAACACCCTCGGATGGAGGTGGCGGTGGAACATTTACTCCTACCACATTAACCTTCACTCCAAGTGGAACAAGCACGCCTGCGGCTCAAACATTTACCTACACGCCCAATGCGACCGCAGGCGTGAAAACTCTTAGCTTCACACATACGTATGCGGGTAGCCCGTCTATAACCGACCAGTCCAACCTAAGCTATACGGCTACAAGTGGCCCTGTCACTCTTGGTGTGAACGATGCTAACTTCTTCGCCGCTCCGTATGTCTGGTATTCGGATGGTGTCGGTTCGCTGGCGGCTAACAATGTGAAGGGTAGTTCTACTTACGTACAATCCCAAATGAATGGTGCGTATTTCGTGCAAGGGTTTACTCTTGGAGGAACCTACTCCCCGGTTATGACATTCGACGTTACGCCGGAACTTGTACTGCCACTCTCGACAGCAAACTACCCTCGGTACGCATACTCAATAGACGATGCTCCGTGGGTATCTGGTACTCTTCCTAACGGTGGAGGGGCTGCTACAACATTAACTCTGTCCAGTCTTGCAGCAGGGGCGCACACGCTAGAGTTCTATATCACATCGACCGATAGTGGTACGGATCGCTGGAACACTCCTGTAAACTCTGTTCGGTACAAGGGACTTACGTGTGACTCCCTGGCAACGAGTTCGGCGGCAGTGCGACCTGCAAGGTCTAACAAGTTGATCGTGTTCGGAGACTCGATTACAGGAGCGGAGAACACGTCTGGTGCTGGAGTTGGAGTTGGCAATGGAGATGCTACCAAGAGTTATGTATTCGCACTCGGACTGGCACTGAACGCAGAGTACGGCAATATAGGGTTCGCTTCGCAGGGATGGGACGTAGGAGGTAGTGGCAACGTACCTAAGTTCCACTCTGTAGGGTCAGGTGTGAAGTCCTGGGATCACTACTGGTCAGGCCAGTCCCGCCTTGTTAGTAGTCTGTTTTTCCCCGTTCCTACCCATATCGTAATCAACATGGGAACTAACGATACGGGGCAAGGAATAGCCCAGGCGACCGTATCTGCGGACGTGGCGCAGATGCTTACCCAACTTCGTGCTGCATGTGGATCGTCTACACAGATACTACTGCTGATCCCGTTCGGAAACTGGAATGGTAACAGTATAGGAACCTACGACAGCGCAGTAACCAAATTGGTTACTGCTGTCACGAATGGTTTTAATACCTACCAATCGGCAACTCCGGATACCAAGTGCTACCTTGGAGGACTTGGAACACTTGGGGCTAGAGGTATGGTCGGAGGATCTAGCAGTCAAGCCTGTTCTGACAGTGCTGGAATACACCCATCCGCGCAGTACCACGGTTATCTTGGGGCAATGGTAGCGGATCTATTCCAATCAAAGATTGACGGCGGTACAACGTCTGCAACACGACGACCGCTAGACAACGGTTCTATATCATAGGAAGGTCATTCAATGGCATACCGACCGGGTGATGTTTTTTGGGAGCAGGGATTTACGCACAGTTCTGCTGGCGCGTTGACCAATGCCGATAGCCTTCCTACTGCCGCACTTACGCGAAATGGTACGGACGATGGAACTGTTACGTGTACTGTTACCAATGTCTCCACCGGGAGGTACAAGGTCACAGGGACGATACCATCTGGTTATGCTGCGAATGATAAATGCCAAGTCATTATGTTCGCAACGGTGGGTGGTGTCTCTGACGCCAAGGTGATTGTAGACTTCTCCGTTGACCTTGGAGGGCCGACGAACTTTAACCTGCTTTCGGTGGACAGTTCTGGTAGGGTGGACATAGGGAAGATCCTGGGAACAGCAAGCGCAGGTCAGGCTGGCTATGCCGGAATTGATTGGGCGGCTATTGCCAATCCTTCCCATGCCAATACATTCTCTACGACAAACTTCAATGCGCTTGCTAGTACAGTGAACCTTGGTGGAACGGATGAGGCAACACTAGGATCTCTTCATGCAATGATTTCGTCCAATGTATTCACCTCGGCAGCACTAGCCAATGTGTCCTCCCTGGTACTGGCAACCCCTGCTCACTTACTGGCAACAGATATAAGTGGGAATGTGGCAGTAAACAATCTACCATCTACATACCCACTGTCGGTGAATGACGAGGCAACGCTGGCATCGCTACACACCATGATTGCATCCAATGCCTTTACGTCCGGGGCGATGGCGAACATACCAATCCTGACGACTGCACAGATCACAACTGCAATACTATCTATGACGATTAACGGTCACACCTTCGCTGACCTTATGACGATGATTGGGTTTGATGCGGCAGGAAATCCACTCTCTGTTACCTATTCATCAATGTCTCCGTGGACTATTACTTGCATCTTTACGGACGGGAGTGCAACCGCAACGTTTGTGAGTACATTTACCGATAATACGTTTACAAAGATGACCGGCAGGACAGTCAGCTTCACTGGACTTCCGTAAGGAGAGAGCGATGCAGAACCTACTCTCTCCGCATATACCCTGGTTTCAGAACCTACAAGATGTTCTGGTTGGAAGTCCTGCTCCGGTAGGGCCAGCAACATCCTATTCGATGTCTCTGGCGTTTTCTTCGGGGTCTATTAACTCTCCGGTTACGATTACATTTGTCGCAAACGGAACGACAAATGCCGTTGTGACCCCTGCGATGGCAGGACTCGCAGGTTCCTTTTCTGCCACTAATGTAACGCTAAATGGAACCTCTCCTGTTACGATTACGTTTACGCCTTCTGCTGGCGGTACGGGAACACTTACGGCAACGAATAACGGATCGCTGACGAACCCTGGAAGTTCTACGTATATCGCAACAGCCCCCACACCCGTAGTGGTCATCTCTCTTGGTACTGCGTTTGTAGCGTAGGGAAGTATCATGGCATACAATACAACCATAGACTATCGGCAAGGGCAAAAGCAACCGCTTGTAGTACCCTTTACCGTTCCGGATGGAGGCACTGTTCCGGCTATTAACAGTGTTACTTTCACACTGATGGACTCTCTTGGAAACCCTGCTTACGGGATTGTAAATGCGACCGCAAGTTCTTATGTCGAGCCTGACCTTCTCGGAGGCAATGTTTCCTACGACTTAGACTGTACTTCGATTACGCCCAATCTTTACTACGGGTCGTTCTCTATACAGCCGCAAGCATCGGATAATAAGTCCAGGGTGCTCGTTCCGGATGTACAGATCCGCGTCCTTCCTTACGTGGAAGTAGTAGCCACGTTCGATCCGTCTACTGCCAGGGGTAGGCTACGTCAGGAGTTGCAGGATATATCCGACTTCATCATTCCAGGAACAGCCGTAGGGATTACGTCTCCCACCTTTTCGGACTCTGAGGTGGATGCCTTTCTTTATCAGGCATCCCCATTACTGGCCCCACAAGGCCCGTACACGGCTCTAAATAACCAAACCGTGTACATGGCCGCGTACTACGGATGGATCAATATAGCGTCCACAAAAGCTAATCTGGTCAAGGTGCAACGTATCCTGTTCATACAGTCGTCTACGCAGTCAACCTACGAAGCGGCAATCGACATGGCGAACCGATACCTGACCGCCGCAGGGAATGAGGCGAATGCCCTGTTCTCTTCCCCGGCTGGCGAGTTCTACGAGAGGCAGCACCGCATGGAGCGAGAGTACAGGAACGATGCGCCCTGGAATTGGGAGTAACCAAATTGGTTACTATGGGTAATAGATATGGCACTCAGTGATGCACAGCAGGCGGCTATCGCCATCGCCGCAGCAATTAAAGAGTTCGGTAGTAATGTCGTTCGTACAAGACCGAAACGCAAACTTACGAATGGTTCCTGGCAGGCAGAGTCTACTGCAACGCTCACCTGCATGGCGCAGCTACTCGTAAGTAACCCGTATCCTGGGGCCGTCAACCCATTTGGGATGTCCAATCAGATGTCTATGGACAACCACGATATTCTCTACTTCTTGCCGGATGCAGACATCAAGGAGATGGATCTGGTAAACTTCGATGGACATGATAGGGTAGCATCCCTGGTAAGAACCTACCCGCTCTCGAATGTGAACATCGTTCGGATCGCCTACTTCCTGAGACAGAACTAAAATGGCAGACGATTACCTAGAGTATATACAGCAGGACTTAGGACAGTTCTATGAACCTCAAGATCCCATCCTACAAGATCGTGGGTTCATGCGCTACCTGTACGACATGGAGGATAGTGCTGCCGGGTTCATGCAGGAGGTGTACGATCTAAGACGCCCCAAGCCTGCCATTGACGAGATGTACGGCCTGTTTAGACAGGGGCCGACCGGAAGGAACCAACTCTCGCAGCGTATTGCTAACTATATGGGAAGCCACTTTGAAGGAACATTTCCAGAAGTGCCCTCTATGAGCCAAATGCGCGGTGAACAGCGAGACTTATTTGCTCGGAATGCAGACGGAACCTACCGGATGTTAGGAGGACAGGAGTACCAGGAGCGTCAGGGATATTGGCGAAACTCCAAGGGAGACGAAGGTGATAGTAGAAGCGAGTGGGTACAACCACCTGGAAGAGTAGTGCGTACTCCAGGTGGTGAGGCTTCCATCTTTGCGACCGATAGGCAGAACTATAATCTTATCAGCACACTGAGTCCTGCCAAGCAGTACGAGACGCCGAGTTTTACTACAACCGACTATACTCCTGGCGACTTGTCCCGGTTCAATCAGTTACTACCGAACGGTGTTCGTCAGAGCAAGACCAGGGGAGAGATAAAACTAACTGCGGTTCGTAATAAGTTGGGTAGGTACGATTTCAAAGATACTGTCGTAGACTTCGACCTTAATACCGATCCTGAGTTACAGCAACAGATAGGAAAAAAGGTACGATCCTATATCCTGGCAAACTTTGACAATAGTGGTATTAACAACATATCCGGTACGCTCCGCAAGTCTATTGAGACTGCGGAAGTCCAGCAGAAGGTCGGTGATAATAGTAAGTCCGTTACCATATCGGTAACACTTGCCGACCTAACACGCCCACCACGACCCGGAAGAGATATTGCTTATGACCGCAAAGAGGGTGGAGGATTTAATCCTGGAGACGATGAGGAACAACGAAGTACGCGGTGGTACGGCGCAATGGTATTTGATGGTCGCAGGGCTATCATCGCTTCGGACAGTGAGCACGTGATGCGGTTCTACTCCGGGTATGAGTCCGGAAACCTTAGCTTCGGCGGATGGCATACCACCTACAGCGTTACAGCTTCCAAGCCGCACCCGGAAGTATTCCAGTTGACTCCTGCACAAATATCAGAAGTATCTGATTATGTCTTCCAACTCATGTCGGACGCTTTGAAGATTAAGAAGGGGGTAGAGTAATGCCTTGGAGTCCAACATCAATCGGATTAGGTTACGCAAGGCTACTCGCTATGCAACTTCTATTGCAGAATAACATAGCGAACCTTGATACCGCCTTGCAGAACTTCCCCGTCACGCAGCAGTTCTTTGCACAGTGGGGAGGACTAAACACAGGAATGGTGATCCTGGGAGATGTAGAAGGCGCGTGGGACATCTCTACAGGATACCTGAGAATATCTGTCTCTGCGGGGGCAAGGCATAACGGGCTGGATGCTACCGGCGAGTTTATCTACATCGGCGGTATTAAGAAGCAGACTCGTATTACAGAAGTCTCTCTCTACTTCCATTACGATGTCTTCAACTTTGAGGACTCGGACGACCAGAGGAATGCCAGGATAGTGGCTTCTGAGATTGCCGCAGACTGGCTATTTGACGGAGTACTCAACAACATCCATAACGGACTTATCCCGCTTACCAGTACGATCTATGATCCAAGCGGGGACACGATGCAGATGTGCAACTGCACTAATCTGTCCAAAGGTTTCTTTCGCAGGGGTATGGGAGAAGCAGGTAGTCGTATCTACTACGGCGTACTAGCAACGCATGAGTGCATTATACAGTAACCAATTTGGTTACTAAGGAGAATGAGATGTCAGAACTAAATGATATGGAAGATACATCGTATCAGGCTCCTGTAGTCCAATTAGGAGGACAGCCTATCCATCCGGAACCGCTCAGTCCTTCACAGATTACCGATCAGGAAACTGCAAATTCGGGAGTAGTAAACGATCTCTACAAGGAGATTCAGGCGGTAATCGTGAGTGTGGAGGGACGCATACCGAACGGGGTGGACGCGAACAGTCGTCACCTGCGCTCGTTCATTAGCTACAACAAGGCTCTGCTTGCCACGGTTGTAAAGTAAGGAAGGGATTTCTATGGCAGATCATGGTTTTACCGGGTGGGTAGCCGCAATGAAAAGATCGGGGACTGCTGGCGGCGGTCTATCCAATGGAGCACAGAGGAATATCCTCTCCCTAGAAGTCAATCCGAGCAGTCCCCGAAACAATAGCTACATGAATGTCGTGAACCGTGGAGGATACCCTAACTCCGTGGTGATCGGTCGTGGGTCGCCTGCACTACAGATCCACACGTACCTGAAGCCTTACAACTCTACAGCTACGCTTCCCGGATCTATCGGTTGGTCGGACGCGGCTTTCTTCAATAGCTGCCTAGGGCTTGGCACGGACAACAATACCGACCTGTTCGATTTCGCCCTCAACGATGAGATCGTCCAGCGTCAGTACAATTGGGGCCGATGTGGTATGGTGGAGCTATCCGGCTCTGCTGTAAGTGGGCCGATTGCCACCCGGCTTGCCTATAACTGCCGATGGGGAGACACCGCAAACGGAACTCCGGAGTGTCCGTATGGCACAACACTGGCTAGTGGAGAAGTGATACCGGCGGCTCCAACGTTCACCACTCCGGGCTATCCAGACGCAGGTCTAGCGGCAAACGTGATCGCTACCTCTATTACCGGAATGAATGCGGTGAAGTCGTTCAATGTAATGATTATCCGCCCACAGACTCCGCAGTACCATTTCAACGGTGACAGGGCTCCGGAGGATATTGTGTCCAGTCAACTGTCGGGCCTTCTGACAGTTGAGCAAGAGTCGGATGCAAGTACGGTTGCCAGCAGCACTTGCACAATAAACTTCTGTACGGACAAGACATCTACCACCGGAAGGTTCTCTCTTTCCCTGCTGCTCAACCTGGACAACATGGTAGAGAACGTCATCCCTGGTATCATGTCTACCGTACGAACCTATAGCCTGTTTGACATTTCCAGTGGCGGGAACCCATGCGTCTTCGCCGCGTACTAACAGGCTACCAATCTTAACGCTAACCCGTACCATAGCGTTAAGCGTACTATGGTAGCAAGGAAGTTCCGCGCCTTGCTACCATAGGCGACTTGTGGTACAATGACACTACTATTTTGCGGAAAGGAAATCTTCGTGCGGAAACGAAGATTTGGGTTACGAGTAATACTACGTAGCCTACAGGAAACCCAAGTGCCTGAAATCAAACTGTTTGTCTGGAATGAAGATGGGGTTACTCACTGCGCCACCGAAGAGGATTTAGACAATATCCTGGTTACACTCATAGACGGCCCAAAGTCGGGAGAGGTGACACTGAGAGAAGTGATGCACTGGACTCCCTACAAGGACGGAAGGTGGTACACCGTAGCCCTCAAAGACAACGTGTATCGTAAGGATAACCTGAAAGCCGAACAGTCCCTCTACGTAACTGATCCGGACACTGGCATGGTGACGTATCAGCAGAGTCGGCAAAGGGATGCCTTCGCCGCGCAGGTAATCGAGGGTTGGGACTTCCAGAACCCGACCGATGAAAGTAAGATCCTCCCCGTCTCTGAAAAAGGGATCGGGATGCTGCCGGACAAGGTTGGTTTCTATCTCGTTAATCTGATATGGGTGAGGTACAAAGGCGACCCGAAATCGTTTCGAGGCATATCTGGATAAGCAGGTAGAAGACCTACGATACAATATGAAAAGGGTGTGGTCGCCTGCGTTCCTAGAGTGGGTACGATGGAAGAGTGATCCTGCCCTGATGTCGTACCCCACCGTTGCGGATCAGCCGTTAGAGATAGCCATTCAGTTCGACTATCTTGTTAAGAAGTACGGCAGGGATCACGAAAGTGCGGCACGCAAGGTCTACGAGCAACAGAGGGATCAGTTCTTAAAGATGGTTTACGGCAAGGACGAGTAACCAATTTGGTTACTCGTCGGAGGTTACGATGGGCAAACAGGGAAACCATGATATAACTGTCGGTGTTAAGTTTGAGGCAGATCAGCAGTCCGTCGCCTCCATACAGAACACTGTCGCAAATGTTGCACAGGCTGTATCTGTGAACTACAATATGCAGCAGGGAACGCAATCGGCAGGGGGAGCCTCTAAACTTGCTGCCGGTGCTGCGGCTAAGTCTGCCAGTTCTCAGTCTGCTGTCCCTGGCCCTGTAGGAATAACTCCTCCAAGTCCGTCCATACCATCTCCTGTCTCCTCCGGAACCCTACCCTCCGTAACGCGGCCTGTGTCTTCTCAGAGCGGATCTTTTTCCGACTCTGAGGTAAACAACATGCTGTCGATCCTGAACTCCGCAATGTCTAACTTGGGAGGAGGATCAGGAGTCCCACCGGCAGGTACACCGCCTGTTGTGCATCAGCCTATGTACCCGTCTCAGGCAGGCCCACATCGACCATTTATACCATCACAGTCCAGCTTAGCATTTACACAGGCGTACTCCAGCCAATCTCAGTACTCTACACCGTCTGCGTTTGCTGGCCCATACGCGCAGCAGATATTCGAGGACAGGAATGCGGCAAAATGGAAACGGGATATTCTACAAGAGAACCGATCCGAGTTAAGGGCAGACTCTCTTGTAGACAGGGCTTATAGCCGGATAGACACTTCCAATCGTCGCATGGCGCGAATTGATGAGAGAGGAGAGCGAAGTTTAACCAGGGCTTCTAGCCGGATTGAAGAATTACGTCTCAATGAGGCTTATAAGTCATTAAATAATATGTCTCTAGGTATTGAGGAGGATACCGGATTTATAAACGAGACTGGCAGTGTAGTAAACCTCAAGGATGTGGTTACTCCTGCTCGTGAGTCTTCCATCCTGGCTAGGTATAATCAAAAAGAATTCCAAAGACAGAGGAGGATAAAACGGCTTAGAAGTCAAGTCAATTTAGGTAGCTTCACTTCTGGTTTAGAACAAGATATAACCACAGAGGAATTAAATGATGCACAGTTAGCAGCAGATGAATTAAGTGCTAAAATTTCCAGTGATAACCTTTCCAAGCGCGGAAGAATGAACTTCAAAAGAAAGAACCGTCTCGTCAAGGAATACCAAGGTGAAGGATATACTGCCGCCGATATAAACATGAGCGATGAGGAGTTGTATGACTTTGGGACGGACGTGCGTTCTGCGAAAAGATTACAACGCCTCATCAATGCAAGGAATAAGTCTCTGTCCCCTGACGGGCCAGGGGGGATTACACGGGCACAAGTAAATAATATATACAACGCCGAGACTGGCAATATAGGTAGTAGAACTTCTATATCAGATGCAGGTATTCGTATGTGGGCGAATGCTGCCCCGCAGAGTATGGGGCCAAGTTCTCCACTGTACCCGATGTCTTACGGGCCACCTACACCACCCGGCGCACCTACGCTAACCGGAGGATTCGCCAACCCTGGTAACTATCAGTTTGGTTCACCTGGGCAGATGATGGCAATTCGCCAACAGTTCATAAACGCTTTGCCGGGGTACGGTATGCGTTTCGCGAAGGGGGCGTTAGTCGCAGGTGGCGAGTTTGCGGCGGCAGAGGCCCAGGCCCAAGTATCTTATATCTCTACCGGAAGGAGGGATATGGGCGCAGAGGCAGGAGCACAGGGAGGCTTGGTTGGAGGTCTGGTTGGCGCAGGGATAGGCTCCTTATTCCCAGGATACGGCACGGTAATCGGGGCAGGCATTGGTTCCCAGGTCGGTAGCCAGGTTGCTAACTATACAGTAGCGGAGCAGATAAAAGACATCACTATGCAGCGCGGCCTGCTCCCTGCTGCCTCCCTTGCTGCCTCCTATGCTGGAGATTACGGATCTTGGACTAGAGTGCGAAATCCAGACAGGGCGCGTATGCACGATCCGGGGATGACTGATAGGTATGTCAACCCTGTTCTTGGCGGCGTAGAACGTATGACGGATCGTGCGAATAAGATGGCGGATATTATTGGAAAGGATTTTTGGAGCAGAGGAAAAACAACTACCGACAAGGACGGGAAAGAAGTACCAGACTATACACAATACTACATGACCCCGCAGGATCTTGCAAAGACATACGGCAGTGCTTACGGAGCACTGATTGAGGCTGGCATTAACCCTGAACAGATGACACGTGGTGGCTTCTCAGATGCGACTATTCCAGGAAGTCGTGGAGACGCTGCGATCCGCGAAGGAGAGCGAAACTTTGATAGGTCGGGAGGTATTGACAAGATATTCGGCATACCTGCCGCACAGGTCGCAATAGGAAACGCAATCAATTTCCGGGATAGGTTTAAGACCACAGAGCAGCAGAGCCTCTATACATGGCTTGCAGAGAATGCGGACAAGCGGTGGGGTGATGCGGGAAGGGCAATCTTCGATAAGAGCGTTGCGCCAATCATCGCAGGAATCAATCAGACGGGTGGCAACATAGCAGACATCCTGATGAAGCATGGAGTATCCGACACAGATTACTTTGTTCAGGATACAACCGTCTTCGGGGATAACCCTCGCGTTGGCCTGAAAGACTTAATGCGCGTTAGTAGTAATCAGCAAACACTCAGCAGGATTATGCAGTTCTCAGAGACGTTTCCGAGGTCACAGGGCAGCAGGGCAGTATCATCACTCTCAACACAGCAGGAAAATATCGCATCCCTACCAGGGGGATCTGACAGCCTTACATTCGCTCAACTCGGAGAACAGAAACGCAGGGCGCAACTACAAGCCTACCGCGAACAAGATATTATGAGTTATGGTCTGCCTATGTCTGCACTGGAAGGCCAAGAGCAGCGCAGACAATACCTACCCAACATGCCTGGGTACGGACTCGTCCTCTCCATGCAGCGTATGGGAATGCGTGCGCCTTACATACAGCAGCGTCAATCTCGATACGCTGCACAGGTCGCCAGTGGCAGTCTTACCGAAGAGGAACAGTTAGGCCAGTTCAATGAGATCCAAGGTCTTATGACCGAACAGGCCAGGGATCTCGGACATCTTGCCGAAGGTGGACAGGATCGCGCCCTCGCTTTCTCCGGAGGAAGACCATCCTTCTTCGGTAGGATGAACAGTATATCTCTCGCACGAACCGCAGTATGGAACCGTGGATCTCCGCAGGTAGGCTTCGGAGCAAGGAACGGTCAGCAGTTACAGTACCAGAACGACTTCTTCTCGCAGTTTGATTCTCCCGGATTTCACGCCCTGGATGCACTAAACCCGAAGAACCTATCCGGCCCGATGTCTTACCCAGGTGCAGCAACAGGAGTGTCGCAGCACCAACAGCAAAAGATGGTAGAACTACTAGAGCAGATGGTCAAACTAATGCAAGGTAGTTCTACAAAGAATACTACTCCCGGTGGAGGAGCCAGGACAGGGGAAGCCCTTGGTAATCTTAACGGCAACCTGCAATCCTCTACGTTTAATGCAAGGGCGTCCTACGGAAGAGGGCAGCAGGTATAGTAACCAATTTGGTTACTATAGAGGAACAATATGTCAAGTTATAACCCTTGGATAACCGCAGCGATTGCCGCCATTCCGTTTGAGTACTCGTACTTAGTTGATCCGCCTATCGCTTTTCCTGCAATTGCAGAGGATGTCAACGAGCAGGACGACGGGTATATCGACACCGGGGACTACAAGGATCATATCGGGGAGGTATGGGGAGAGTCTTCTCCGTACCTAGATCCGAATGGATGCTCGTTGGTTACGGGCAGGAACGTAGGAATAACCTTTGACGCGATAGGAACATTTCTTGTACAGGACGACTGGATTGATCCCCTGTACTCGACCTACGGAATCCTCCTGCCAAACCAGGGCGCAGGGGCAACACCGACCGAACTGAGGCAACATACTGCCGACACAAACATACGGTACATAAAGTTTGTTCTTCGCAGGGGAGTTCCACCGCTAGGATCTACACCAACGCCGTCTAACTGCTATGTCTATGTCCAGTTTCTTTATGGCTCCATGCTGGACTATCGTATGGCTTTTGAGTACTCACGGCCTGTACGACTTCAAGTGAGTTACGACACCGGAACTACCTGGACAGATGTAGACCAGGGGAGGAAGTTACCCACTACTGAGGCGTTCTTCCATCTGTACAACGATTGCGTGGTCATGCAAACGGAGCATGACCAGTTGAAAGGCTACTTCGCTGTCAATCTTGGAAACGGACTTGTCTTAATGCACAAGGCCCCTGAACTTACCCTGGGAACCTCACCGCTTTCAGGGATCGACAGCAGGTTACGAGTTCTTACCTCCAACGGGTACACATCGTTTACAGTAATGTACAACTACCATACCGATGTAGTTGTCAAGAATAACTTCTCCGTAGTACCGCCTACTAATGCGAGTATGGCGTTCCTGGTCGGCAATGCACTGACACAGGACTTTGGAACACTCTCCGGGGCGGTTAGCAATGACGGGTCTGGAAACTTCTCCTACACCGCAACCGTTACAAAGCCGGATGATAGCGGTATGGCTCTTGGTTCTTCCACGCCTCCGCGCTTCACAGACGGAACCTGTGTCGTTCCTGCCTATTGGAGTACGACGGTTCCGGGAGGCGTAAACCCGACTACGGTGACTCATCCTAAGTGTATGCGTGTAGACGAGCACCAAGTGTGGGATGAGAATAATCGGGTAGGATACTGGTCAGGCACTCTGTTTGTCAACAACTACACCGGGCAGTATAACGGCGTAGTTGGAAAGCAGGCGATCCAGATAAGTTCCGGTATCAACGGGGGATCTACCAACTTCGTGCGTGTTACTGGCGTCTGTGGCTCTGCGGATAATGGGAACCAACTAGAGAACCCTGCGTCTGCGGCAGACATTATCCGTGTACCCGTCTTCGATAAGTCGGACATGATGGGCAATGGTCAGCCTCCGGTGGTGCTAGGGTACGAGGTTCAGTTAGATGGTTGGTGTATATTTTCTGCCGTCAGGTTCCTGACCGAGAAGGGGAATATCCACCCATCTACGCTATCCCTGGCAGATAACTCTGCCATCTACTACCCTCCCGGTGCTCCGACTACGCCTCCTGGAACCAATGGATATGCGCCGTATGGCCCTGCGGATGGAACGTGCCCGTACCCTATCTTGGGGAGAGGAGTGGGGGATACGCCCCGGTACGTCTTCGACAGGTCTATGACTCCGTGGCAGTGCTTACAGAAACTCGTTATGGAAGAGAGCTATGAGTACACCGACCCTATGACCGGACTGATCTACTACATCCCCTACATGATGTACTTCGATGCGAATGGGTACTTCCACTTCGAGCCTTACCATCCGGCCCTGCTTTCCGTCACCTGTGGATTTACCTACAACCTGGAAAGGGCCATCGCACTCTACCCTGCTACCACGTGGTATCCGCTGTCAAACTTTGGGGCGAACTACTCCATTGCACAGATGCGTAGTGAGATTACTTTCCAGAGTGTTGATGCGATCACCAACGAACTACTGGAAGCGCACCTGGACATGCCTGCCTACACAAAGGAGAAGATCGGTCACTACTCCAACTGGATCGAGGGAAACGGAAGGTGGGCCGATCAGGGAACGCTGAACGATCTGGTACTCACGGCAGGAGGGCAGGCATCCATTCCGTCCAGTACCGCAATGGGATCAGTGCCTTTCATCCCAAACCTATTCGCCGGTCAGCGTGTTTCGATCTTCCACCCGTACATTGGAGCAAGCCCTATCGACTTCTATATCATACAACTGGATAGTTCCTATGGTCACGGCTCTCTGTACGGCGAGGGTGGAACGCAGCAAAACACGTCACAGTTTGTAGCAAGAGCCATAGCAAACTACTTGTAGGGAGTACCAATGTCGTTTACTGTAGTGCCCCTAGAAATTACCGCATTCTCCCTCGATGTATCCTCGCCTACGGTTACAAGGCATCTCCTGCCTGCGCCCGTACTACCTGTGGGATGCCTCTACAACGATCTGAGAGCTATATGGAATGTCAACATGAGCAGTACGGGTACTATCAATCCCGCTGACACCATAGGCGTAAAGGTTACTACATTATCCGGGGTCGTGCAGGAAAGAATCTACAACATCATCACAGTATCCGGGGTTGCGGTCGGGCTGGATGATGGTTCTGGCTATCCTCACCTTTCCAATGCCGCCATTGCTGCGATCAATGAGGCTGTTGTTGCGGGTACTAACCTTCCTATAGAGATTACCTTCTACCCATTCAGCATGATGTCCACGGCAGTTATCACTTTCTCTACTGCCAATCCCGGAGGAATAACAACCATATTCGCATCCTTTGGTTTCTACAGGGCAACTCCAAACCTGAACCTGTACGATAACTTTTACTACCCAGGCGTACCAGGGCATACTATCTCAGGTGGTCGCGTGTTCGTAGAGGTTCAAGGTAGTTTTGGCGGGACAATAACACTTGGAACAACGGTTGATGTAACTGTCAATGGGACTCTCTACACAGCAACGACCACCTCTGTTGGAGTTACCCACGGCACAGAGATTCTTTACATAGACGTCCCAAGTCCAGGCGTAGGATCTACCGGAGGTTACTTTACATTCTCTGCGGCTGTTGCTGGCGGGTTCGGGGCAGTAGCCTCTGTCATCCATTGGGACATAGCATTCTATCTGGAATCTGTTATCATTCCCGTTACCTATCCAGGGACATTCACAGTGCCATCAGGAATATACAATGACGCCGAGACGGTTGCATTCGATACAAACGGTGGAATCAACTTCACGCCACCAAGCGGAGGTGTGATCCCTGCAAGCGTGGTCTATTCCGGAACTTTTGGATCATGGAATTGGGGAAGGTGGGGTTTTACTGCCGGTGTAACTACCAGTGCCATAACCTATACCACTACCTCTGCCGGTTTTGGTGCTTCTGGCAATACCTACATCATCCTCGCAGGTATTGCCCTAACCTCTCCTGTGTTCTCATTGGCAGACGGCTACATGGGAGTGGTTAGCATTATCTGGATCAAGCAGAATGACGACCTTATGATCTCCAGCAATAGATCCGCTATGGCACATGTGGGGCACAGTACGGTCGGATGGGATATGCCGTACCTGCTTTACCACTTCGTAACAGAAGCCGGACTTTCCTATCTAGCCAATGGACTGCTGTTACTGGAAACGAATGGTAGTGGATCGTCTAAGGGATACCTGAACAATGCATTTGGGGTGAATGGAAGTTGGAACTCAGGAGTCACTATCGCTGCCCCCAACTGTCAGCCAGGGTCGAAGAAACGATCCCGCACTACCGTTATACGTCTCACTGGTTCTGATGTTGAAATAGACTTTGACTACAGCACGCAGGGAAACTTCTCCGGTGCTACCAGTGTGGCAGGAGTGCCATCGGATATACAGAGGTGTGGGTTTGCCGACTTTGGGGCCGTCCAAGCACTACTCCTCACACACGGCACTACTGTCTGTTATCGTAGTAAGGACGGTGGGATCACCTGGACATCTGCTGCAATCTCTGCGATCACAGGTACGGTATGCTCCGGGGTTATGCTTCCTAGCTATACCTTCCTTGCACTGGTATACGACACGACCGCCATGACATGCAAGGCAGCAAGAAGTCGTGATACTGGAATTACCTGGGAACAGGACAGTGCCGCCATTCCGCAGATACCTGCCCTCGCTTACCCACCATGCCTTGTCTCTCTTACGCAGGGCGTACTCGCGATATGGATTCTAAGCGATCAGCCACACTTCGCATTCAGTTCGGATGAGGGCAGGACTTGGACGTAAGTCATTTCATCCACGCTCCCCACTTACCACGGCTATGAGTTCTCTTCACAGGTTTGCCGTCCTGTATCTGGATGTAGAAGTGATATACTTGCTTCCCATTCTCTTTTCGTTTCCATACTCTATACTTAAATTCCCATATCTTACTCCTGTGCTTCTCTCTGCTTTCCAAGGAACATGCCGTGTACTGATAATGCCATGTCTTTCCTAGCTCTGTCCTTAACTGTTTTATTCTACCCACTTTTCAACTCCTTAGTAACCAATTTGGTTACTCGACACAGGCTGTTTCCGACACTGTTAAAATATAACCTTCCTCTTTTCTCGTATAAAGCATTCCAGACTTGTAAACATACAGAGGCTTGTTTGTCTTGACGGCGTGTACCATGATGCTGTTCTTGTTCATGCCTCCGGTGTGTGCAATCACAAGAACAGCATCCGCCATCTCAACCATTTCTCTCGACTGCCGTGAAGGATCTTTGTAGTTGTAAGACCCGTAAGGAACCTCCACGACTTCGTACCCATAATACGGAAAGCATTCCCGTATTACTTTGTCTACTCCCGCTTGTGCTCCAGATATAATGAGAGTATCTACAGCGTCTTCATTGGTATCTAGCTCATTTGTCGCTAGTCGTACCGCCTTTACAACCTCATTACTCTTATGTTCGGGCCACCTAACAGAACCATAGACACACAGTTTCATTAGTCTTCCTCCAGATCGTAGTCGTGGTCATACTCTGTATCATTCTGTGATAGTTCCATCATAAAGTCTGATACGTCATCCGTTGGTACGATCCCTAACTGGTTATCTTTATTCATCCTTGACAAGATAAAACCTAACGACTGCCCGGTTAGTCGTATTATGTTGTCGTTCAGTATACTGGCGACGACTAACTCTCTCGGCCTTGCAGCCTCATACAGCTTTGGGACACTAGGAAGACCATATCCTCCGTTCCTGGCGGATGGTCTTCCTTTCTTACCTACTGGTCTTGGGATGGCCCTTACCATGTTTTTGTCTACAAGTTTACCAAGAGACAGAGTTAATGTATGTATGGATTGTGTTTGTCTCTTCTTATTGAAGTTTCCACGATAGAGGGCGTAGTATATTTCATTTAAGGAGCATGGTCTTCCGTATTGCCACAGTATCCTTAATATGTCCGCCCCCAATGTACCTATTTGAACATCATTCGCTGACAGCGACACTTTTGTCCCTCTGCGATTTGTAACCACTTTCTCTTCTTCTGGCATTTATTTCTCCTTTTTCCTTGACATACTGAAGATACTACGGTATAATCGATTTGTAGTGATGCAGTTCACCTAAGTTCGGCAGTAGGTCGGGACTATCCCGTAGGGCCGAAGACCGAAACCTGATGTAGAATGTACACTCATTTCTAGGACAGCGGATCTCCTTCCGGTGGTTGGCTAACCGGCGCAACGCCTAGATAAGAAGGACGGTTCATTTGGACAGAGACATACCCGTCGCGCTGCGCTATTGCGAGAGCCACGGAGAGTCTTTCCTGTGCTAAACGGTTCTCTGCCGAGGCATCTTGAAGTGCTCTCCTGGCTTTAGCAAGCGCGTGCTGTGCCGTCCATACTTTACGGGAAGCAGTCTCGGCTTCCTTCTGAGCAGTTTCTAGTTCATGCAGCATAGACTCTTTGAACTCCCCGTATGTCTCTCCAATAATTCTCTCAAACATACTACTCACTTGGCACATCCTTTCTGACGATAATCTGCTCTCCGTCTTTCATGGTGATGCATATATCTACTGCATTTGGGTGCTGCTTTATCACATCACGCACACACTGGAAGTCTCTTGTGAAGTTGACTGTCAGCCTCCTCCACATAAATGTGAATGAACTCCCCTGCCTGCCTCTCATACATGTCCACCTATTCATATCAAACCTCCAGATTCTAGGGCGTGTTTTACGCCACCTGATGATTATGTCACCCGAACCGATTAGGACGCTGTACGGGCTTCCTAGTGTCAGGAATCACGCCTTGCGTCCATCTTCTTGTCTATGTCATTTGCCAGGGATATGAACAGATCCGGTTCGTAGCAGTAGATAGACCATGCCCAATTAACCAGTACATCCCTGGCGTCCTTCTTACAGGCTTCCCTCTCTACATCGTAAGCTTTCTGGATCACATCGGCAACTTGATCCTGGTTCATGGACTTGGTATCCAGCTTATCGAACAGTGCCTCTGCCACTTCCTTTGCAGTCATTTTGAAAACACCTCCTTGATCTTGATTCCGTATACCGATAGCATGAGTTTCTTCTTCTTCCTGTATATTCGGGTAATTTGCCCCTTGAAGTCTGAGACGACTACCTCAAACGATTCCGTTGTCCCAATCCTTTCCTCGTACATGTAGTCTGCTCGATAGGTTAGCTTGAATCCCGACTTCTTATCATCTACCAGGATAAAGTCTACCTGCCTCTGTAGATTGCGTATGTCTCCTACCTTTTCTCGAAAGACAAGTTCGTTCCAATGATTCATCTCTCCGAGACTATCGAATGTGACAGTCTCTTGCAGCTTCTCGCAATAGCATGTTCGTAGTTCTTTTGGCACACGACCGAACTTGTCACGCACATACGGAGTCATATACCATTGGAGTGCCTTACGATCTTCCGGACTCAGATCCTCCATCTTCATTTCGCTTATCCCATTTGGCCCTTTCTTCGTTGCACATCCGGTCACACATCACATTGAACTTGTGGAACTCGCTGCCTTCCCTATGCCCGTCCAGGTGCATGAACTCTATCCTCCCGCCTGTAGTCCTGTTCCTGTGCAGTTCGTGGATTACAAGGTTACTAAGCCTCCTGGGTACGCTAGTCCATGTCCTCCCAGGTGTTCCACCTATCCACTGTAAGGCGATCCTACTATCCGACCATAACTGTCCTTGCCATCCATTCGGTAAAGATCTCAGTCCCCTGTATATCGCCGTCAGTTCTGATTGATTGTTCGTCACCCTCTCCCTGTCGATGTGATGAGGAAGAACGATACCGGATTCCTTGGCGAGAACATTGTCCTCCTCATCAACACATACCCAGGCCCAAGTGCCTCCTTTGTCGGAAGGATTCTTGGACAGCAATCCTCCGTCAGTGTACAGTCTATAGTAACCAAATTGGTTACTCACTTAGTCCTCCTCGCTGCCGTAGAACGGCGGGATGTATTGATAGTAATTATACCGCACCTTATCGTTTACAGTGCAGTATTCTTGGGGTTGGTTCTTTTTGTCTAGTGCGAATGCCGGATCGAGATATTCACGCCTCCATCTCTTAAACCATTCCGGCATCCCTATGGGAGTATTATCGGTCAAATCTACACCTTCCAGGATAGACTCGAATCCCTCCTTTGCTTCTTCGATCTTTTTGTGGAAGGCCCGTTTAGTTTCCATACGACGACTGTACTCCTGCTCCTCCAAGGACTTCGCGTTGGTGAGTTTAGAAAATCCCTCTTTCGATTCCAGGAGAACCCTTTCGTGCTCGGCCTGCAACTGGTCGGCACATAAAGCCAGATGATCTCCATGACACCGCTTAGGCTTGCAAAAGCATACAAGGATACGTCCGTGTAACCTGCGTACGTGTTCCCGAAAAGATAGATACTGCAACTGTCCGTCCAGTATTGCATCGCACTCGTCGAGAATGCGGTTTCGCTCCGTTTCGTCCACATTGTAAGGAAGGTAGATGGGATTGCCCCATCTACCTTCAATGTCGTACTTAGGATTTGGGCGTCCGATATAGACAAATCGGTTATCCTCCTGCCATCCATTCGGAGCATTACGCATGTGAATTACCTGCGTATGCATACCCTACCTCCTAGGATACGACTTCTGCCAGTGGGTCTTCTTCGGTTTCATCCTTGTCGAAGATACCGGCGTCCGCCTTCTTATCGGCGGCGAAGTCAGACTCACTCAGCGTCATCTCCGCATCCTTTACGAATGACTCAGCCCTAGTCATCGTATTCGGTACGGCAGTGTCCACTGACGGCTTGAAGAGTCCTTTGACTGAACTGCGGAAGTACTCATAGCCAACATCCCCACCAGGGTATCGGAACTTGAAAGCGAAGAGATCCTTCCTGCTCTTTACAAGTACCACATCCAGGAGTTTGGGAGTGTTTTTGTAGACCTCATCATCCATGATATAGTCCGCACCCTCCCGTTCCTCTTCTTTGGCACTTAACACCCCTGAACCAGTGCCGTTCGTGTGCGCCTTGGTAGTTTCCGTTTTCACTGGAACGATTACAGTTTCCGGGAACTCTTCCGGGTACTCTGCCTTGACTACCGACATAGCCTGCTCGATCACCTTAGCCGAAATCTTCTTTGGCAGTTTTTTGTTCGCAGGCTCCGGTGCGATGTCATACGCTTTCCGCATCACCTTCTCGCGATAGGCCGCAGGTATGGTTGCCAGGACTCTCGCTTGACCCTCATTCTCCGGCTGAAGGCTCTCGTCTTCGATAGACTCCCGAACCTCCTGCTCTTGGATCAGCCGGTAGCCGTGCTGCTTGGAATACCCAAACGCCACATTCCAATACTGCTCCATCGTGGATATGTTGTTCTGCTTGACGATGGGATCTTTCTTCCAGTTGTCTTGCTCTTTGAGTTCGAGGAGGTATTTCTTGGACATATCCAGTGCTCCCTGGATAGCCTTCCTGCGCTTGACGACCTCTTTCTCCGTCAACTCCCCCTGCATCAGCACGCCCTGTACCGGGTCTAGCACTACTACGTCAGACATTCTTTTCCTCTTTCCGCTTGCTTGTTTTCACGTCCCGTAACCAATTTGGTTACTAAGGGAATCAGTATATACTATTGTCACCCTGTTGTCAAGTTTTATTTACTTGATGTGTTCTACAACCCCGAACTTATCCGGCTCACCCCACTTTCTGCTGACATTGACAGCATGTTTACTCAACACGGCATTGTCTATGTCGATTCCATTTCTGTGCGCGAGGTGCATGAGTAGTAACACGCAGTCCGCTATCTCTTCTGACAACTCCTTTCTGAGAGTAAAACTATCCGTGTACTTATCCGGTATCATGCATAGTTCTTCCAGTTCCCTCACCTCCCTTTCCAGGTGGTTGCATATCGAAGCGTTGGTAGACTTTGGGAATGTCTCCTCTGCCCATTCCCCAACGATCCTTTTCATACTCTCCACTATTTCAACTCATTCCTTTCGGCCCTCTGCGCGGGTGTCTCGTTCCTCTTGCGTATCTTGTATGCCTCATACTCCGGTGCGACGGCGTGTGCTCTTTCTCTGTACTCCTTTGCCGACATTCCTTTCTCGGAATCCCAATCTACCGTAATTCCTAGATCGAAGTAAATCTGAGCCAGTCTTTCCGTCTGTGATGGAGTTGCCATTGGTTCGTCTTTGGACGCTGTATGGTCATCCTGACGCGACTGTGAGGCATCCTTGTGTACCACATCGCACTTGCTGGCGTGTGGCTTTCCGGCAGGAGCACCGCACGAAGGACAGTTCTTAGTACCTGTGTTTACCGCAGGAGTTGCGGCCTGAGCACCCTTCGGATTACTGCCATGCGCCCCATCTGCGGTATTCTCTATCGTACCGTCTGCGTCTTCGTCCATATCCCCAAACTGAGTGCCGTACCCACACATACCTAACACTCTTGCGACGGCTCCTGTCTCGGCCTTGCGAATGAAGGGCAGCTTACCGGCTTTCTCCTCATGGTGTGCCGTGGCGATTACCCTGCCGGTTTCGTCCAGTATAGTCGCCTTGAAAATAACAAACTGTTTCTCCGGGTCGAAGTAGAACACCTGGGTTTGTATCGTCCAACTGTCCCCTCTTTCCTCACGCATCCATAAGATCCGGTATGCCGCTCGGAGATAGTATTGACCACCCTGAACGGCGACAAGACCCTTCTTGACGAACCCTGGCATCTTCCGACTACCCAGGTCAATTTCCTCTAGTTCTACCTGCTCTACTTCCTCACTCATAAACGTACTCCTTGCTTGCATCGCCTTCTGGTCTTTGTCGTCCTGACGGTGGATGTCGCATCCATCCTCCCGGTTCTGGATCTACTTCCGGGTTCCAAAGTAGGTAGGAAAGCAGACCGCTTTCCAAGTCCGAAAATCACCACATGTCTCGGATGTAATACATATCCGAGCCAATCCCAATCCGAGTCCTACCAAACGTCAGAGGAAACAGTGTGATTATTTGACCGTCTTCCGTCCACCGATGAGCGATCCATCCCTGTTCCTGGTTGATGCGATCTACTTCTGTCACTTCACCATCTCCTTGAGTTCCGCCTTTATGCGTCGTGCCGTCTCACCTCTCCAAGTAGAAGCATTGGACAGGAAGCGTAGCACGATCTCTTTTGCACTGTCGGCCCCGAATTTCGAGTTCATGTCATACATACAATCCATTGCTTGCATATAAGGCACAGCCCCGAAGTAGGGCTTTTTCCAGTCCGACCGGATCTCCTTCACGATGGTAAACAGGGCGCGTGGGTGTGTTTCTGTTATCATACCGATTTCTCCTTTATGATTCTAGGCCAGTACCTATCAAACCACTTGCTAGTAATATAGCGATATTGTACGTAGACCGCCTTCTCTACGTTTTGCGTACTTTTTCTTTCAACGCTTAGCTTCGCCTTCCTGTAGACTTTCTTGAATGCTCTATACTTCATTCACTCCTCCCTTTTGGCATCTGCCCTATGAAGTACAGGGCGTTCTTACTCCTGGTATACGCAATGTATTCCAGGTGCATCTCTTGCTCTTGCTCCCATTCCAGTTTCGCCTTGCTGTGCGGCAACTGTTCCGGGTTAAGAACGTAAACGTTATCGGCTTGTAGTCCCTTAGAGCGATGGATCGTTGCCAGGGATACCTGACCGATGATGGGGTCTTTCTTAAAGAGTGTGTCCGCGTAGTTCTTTAGTCCCTTCACACTACGGACATTGTACTCCGCTATTCCCCTCCGATGGATATGCATAAGCGACCGTGCCGTATCTTCCATCGCAGAGATAGCCAGTTCATTCCTGCGTTGCTCACGAAAGGACTCCACTTTCTTGTCCAGCCATTCGTTTAAGTACCGGGGGAACTCACGGAAAGTAAAGCCTTTTATGTCGGATATTTCCGATAGGGCGCGTGCCATCCCTTTTGCCATATCCTTTCCAATCACATTTGCGGGGATGTCTGCCTGGATTAAGTTGAGGCAGTGTTCTATCAGAGGAGCCGTCGTTCGGCATATCCAGAGATCACTGTGCGACCAACCAAAGTTCTGGTAGATAGCCCATTGGCTTGCCAGTACTTCGACAATCCCTTCCCTGGCATTTGGTGCATCCTGGATGGAGGGAACCAGCTTCCTTGCCAGAACTAGGTGACTCTTAGGACACCTATAGCATACCGTGAGAGGCAGGGTACTCGCATTGAGTCGTACACGGAACGTCTCCATCCCTATCGTATCTGCCCCCGCAAACCCATAGATGGATTGGAAAGAATCTCCAAATCCGTACACTTGACCTCCGACATCTAACAGGTGAAATACAACAGCTTGTTGCGCCGGGTTCATGTCCTGCATCTCGTCTACTGCAACGGATAGGTACTTCTCAACCCGAACTCTCCCTATGGCGATTTGATGCACCATGTCATTGAAGTCTACCACACGGTTGCACATATCCGACCCTATGCGAATAGCCCCGGTCACGATCCTGGACATCAGCCCTAGATCCATTGTCGAGTCTATCCCGAAGTGCATCATGGTAATCATCAGGTTCATGGGGTCTGTGTCGGAAAGTGTGAGTTGAGACTTTCCAATCAGGTCAACGCATACCTCCTTCCACCTCCATAGTTCTGTAGGCTTACCCTTGACATCTAAGGACTCGAAAGCCTCATCAACAAGGTTGACATACTTCCACTTATCCACATATCTATTCGAGGAAGGGTGAAAGTGTTTCAGGAGGGCAGACATACCGATGGAGTGGATGGTATTCACACGAACGCCTTCCGGCATGTGAAGTTTCAGTTCCTCATTGATGTGCCTGTTAAAAGACAGAGATACGGAGTTGTCCCGTATCTCTGGAAACATACGATGGTGCGCTTCGGTAATAGTTGAGGTTTTCCCTGTCCCTGCATCTGCCTCAACAATAAGGTCCCCATCCCTCCATTCGATATGTGAGAAGATAGCCTCTTGTTGATCGTTCCACATACCTACTTCTTTCTATTATCACTATCCACGATAATACCAACTATTATCATAATCACTGTCACCATCCCTACAACGATCACGCTTGCCATGTCTGATCCACTCATTCCTTTTTCTCCTTCTTTGTAAATGACATCATGTATCCGTCGTGGTCTTTGTCGGCGTCCAGGTAGTGCTACCCCTGTGTGCATATCACGCAGTATATTGAGTCTTTTATTCTTACGATAGACTCGGCCCCTTCCTGTAAGCACTCATTCCCAGGCCCGTTAATCAGTACGTCATGCAGTCTCAAGTCTTCGTATTTTACTCTCATTCCTTGTATCCTTTCAGTACCGCGTAGAACTTCAATGCGCTTCCGATGATAAGTATATCCGCCCTGTCTGGTTCCTTTTCTTGAAGGAACCTTACGTACTTCTCATCGGACATAAGGATAGGGTAAACACGAACTGGTTCTTCATAGTACGGTTCACCATAAGTAACCAAATTGGTTACTTCTTCAGGAGGACTGGAAGATTCAAGTTCGGGTTCACTGAACATGCTCTCTGGCAGTCCTGATACCGCACTCTCCTTCTTTGCCTGGAAGAACTCCTTCACGGTCTTATTGGTTATCTCTCCTTCACTCTCCACGATAAATCGGTTCTGCTCTACGACTGGTAACTTGCAGATACGTTCTGCAAGTTGGATTGGAAGTCCTCCTGACTTCAGGAGATCCTTTAGAGGCGGTATCAGGGTTGTGAGTTTCATCCTGGCACGGATCGTCTGTATAGGCATTCCTGTTGCCAGTCGGATGTCGTGTTCGGTCGCGTGACGCTCTTTAATCAGCGTCTCTATCGCTTCCAAGTCGGCGGCAGCATTCATACTGCGTTCCTGGTTTTCTACCAGGGTGAGTACTTCTCTGCCAGTTCCAGGAGGAAATACAATCGCAGGAATCCCGGTAAGTCCTATCCGTCTTGCCGCCTTAATCCTCCTCCTCCCGGCGGCGATCATCACCGCAATATCCGGATGCGGTGGTTTGTCAAGTTCGATCAGGAAGATAGGCGTAAGCACCCCTAGTCGAAAGATGGAGTCTACCAATGACTCCGGGGCATCCTCCCCGATGATAAACTCATTGTCCGGTATCTTGTCGAGTGGGTAACTCTTCACGAACTTCCCCTTCAGGGGCTTGTCCGGAAGAAGATCCATCGTGACTTGTAGTTCGGTAGTCATAGTAGGGTTATCTTCACTCCTAGCTTCTCTTCCAGCATCTTCTCGTACCGTGCTACCTCTTCTTCCATTGCGTCTGCTTGCGCGGTGTGGTACTCCTCTCTTGTGATAACGCCTTTCTCGATAAGGAGTTGGGCAAGTGCTGCACCGCTGACAAGAGCGGAATTCACCCCAACGCGAATGTGCTTGATGTCCTTCTCCGATTGGTCGTACTCTTGCATATACGCCACCCCGGTCTGCATGGCGTGTATGGCACGAAGGTATCGCTCTGTTGCCTCTTCTGCATCTTCTGGCTCTCTGTTATTCATCCTCATTGGAAACTCCTTTCGGCTTACCCGGATAGTATAGCACAGTTTTCGGTTCGGTGATGGTAATTCCAGGTGGCACTTCCCCTGTCTCTGCGCTCATCTCTTTTGCCGATTTGATATACTCCATAAAGTTTACAGTAACCCTCGTCCTGGTTATCTCAGGACGGTTCTGTAGTGCCCATTGTACGGCGAGATCACTGTCCGTAACCCGCATGGAAGACCTGTATTTCCTAGCAGATATGTCCCCATGAAATAGGCGAATCTGGCTTGTGTTTTTCTGCTGAGAGATACGCTCTAGGGCAATCCTCTCAAACTCTGCTGCGTGAGATTCCATCAGTAGACGCTTGGAATTTGCGATGTCGTTCATCATTCGGTTGTACTGTTCTTTGACAAGCCCCTCCTCGGCATCTAGGGCCGTCATACCCTTTAAATACCATTCCAAGAACTCCGTCTCCTGTTCCCAGGTAGGAGGATCGTCGTCTTCCAATGGGGTTGGATCACGGTACTCGTCCATACGTAGTTCGTCTAGTACGGAGTCCATCTTCACAGGCGGATCATTTTGATATGTCATCACTCACCTACCATTTCTACCGGCAACCCGGATTTACTAGCCCTCTCGTAGTTTGCCTCGTGTACGCCCGTCCTAGAGGTCAATACGTCGATGCTGGAGATAGGTAAAGCCATGTAGAATGCTCTGCTATAGTCTGGCTTTACACCGAACGGACGACGATTACAGTTGAAAGTCTTACCACAAGGCAAGTTTACTGTAATCCCTGGATTGTCTGTAGACCCTCCACCACCATCAAGCATAGGCGGGTCATAGTCTTCCCATAGCATTCCGATGCACATATCCTCAAACTTAGGATGCGCCCACGGTGGCAAATGAAGTGGGTGTCTCTTGGGGCATCCCCACCACCTACCATACTCCATCCAGTTGTGGATATAAGACTTTTCGTGACAACGGAAGTGCCTGCTCTCCTTCGTCAGTAGGTGAAATGGAAAGTTGCTAGGGATACGCCGAGAGGAACCAACCGCACGCACCTCCTCGATGTCATCTATCGGGTGTGGATAGTGGGAAGTTCCTATGTGGTCGGCTATATGGTGAACCTTTATCTTACCCTCCCCATTGCACAGATCACACCGATAGCCCATGCTCATATAGGACTGAAACTTCTTATGATCGCCTATACACTTTGGGCATACCTGCTCTCTCTCGAAAGTAGTCATCCCCTGGTACGGTACGTGTAGGTTCTCCGGTACAGTCACAGGTGGGTCTATCAAGAAATCCTCTAGTGGCTTCCCGTTAGTAACCAATTTGGTGACTAAATACACGCCGCCCTGAACTCTGCTATTTCCGCAACCCCTAGCCTCTGTCACTTGATTTCTCCTTTGTAAATGAATTCCATTTCCCCATCCTGGGTAACTCGAATATACTCCATACTTATGTCCATATCTTCCTCTTTTTCAGAGTAAGCTACTCCTTCCTCGGATGGTTGGAAGAAGATAACTTCATTCACGTACTTCTCCATAGTCGTAGTTACGAACAGTGTGAGAATGAATTTATGTATTTCACTTTGCCTTCCTTTCTGTGAACCTTACGAATGCGTACTTCCCATTCTTGGACGGGATCAGTTCATGGTGATAGGTTGCAGGCCACCACTTCGCGGCCATACTGTGCTTGCAGTAACCATTCTTCTCATAGTGGTAGCAGTCACACTCTCCTGTCGATAGGTTTACTTTGTAGTATCCTTTATTGGAGAGTGTGAGTTCCCTGTCTCTGGACTTATCCGGCTTGTTAATGTGTGCCTTTCCAGTAGGCTTACCATCCACTAACTGTACGATCATTTGATAGCCGGTAGTATCCTTCTCCCTGGAATCGAATGGGAGAAACAAACGCTTGGCCCTCTCCCAAACGAGGGCCATAGCGTAGGCTTGTGGTGCAGACCTAAGACCCTCGTTTTCCATCCTTACTATCACCATCCCTGAAGTGTTCCTCTATCGCCTCAGACACTCGGAACCCTCTCTCATGCGCTGCCGCCTGTAAGTTGATAGCGGCACTGACAATAAGTTTCTTAACTGTTGTATATGTTCCAGGCTCACGTACCAGAGTTTCCATCAGTTTTTCTGCCCTGCCCCATCCTATCAACCTTACGACATTGATAAACAGTTTATCCAGTTTACTATTCTCTTCCATCATTTCCTCCTCTGGTTGTCCAGGTAGTTCTTTAGACTTCTCGTGCCTTTTGGAACATCACCAATAGTGAAGTCACAGTCCCAAACATGTTCTTCTTTCTGATGGCGTGTTGTGGTCTTAGAGTACCATGTCGTATTTCCTATCGAGTACTCCTTACCGTCTTCCGTGAAGTACTCCTTAATACAAGTCTGATAGGAGAAGATCCGAAGACGATCCTCCGACCTTGTTACGTTTATGGATGGCATACTATTCTCCTTGTAAATGAAATATCCCCTACGTATTTGGTTTACGTAGGGGATAGGGAAACTCTCGCAGACTTCGCCAATCTGCGAGTCCACTGCGTGATTAGCGGTGGGATCATTGAGACGGACGGTAAGTGGGCCTCACCGATTTCATGCCTAAAACGGCAAGCGTTCTCTGCTTTGAACTATCCCTCTCATCTTTGTCCTTCGATTCGGTATTTCACCGACATACACCAGAATGGCTACGGATAAGGGCTTTACTAGGATACAGTACTAGATCCCCGAAGGACGAAATAGTGCAGGACTCTCACCTGCTTGCCATCGGATGCCATCCAGAGTTCTATAGCGGGTTCAACGCCGCGTCACCTTCTCAATTTCAAGGAAGGGCCGTACAGGATGGAAGCCTAACCGTTGGTCACTTCTGGTTAGTAACCAAATTGGTTACTCGATAGGCGACGCATTATATTAGCCCGCCTTGGTTGTATTACCTATAGTATACCCATAAACGGGTAATCTTGTCAAGGGGTAAACTGTACTATTTTCAAGACGTGTTTTGCGTCAAGAAGGGGAAAGCGTTTTCTACTGAATTGCTCGTTAGCTTTCCTGTAGTGGGTTGTACTGTTCCGGGGTGAGCGGAATTCCTTTGTAACGGAATGTGCTGGCTACTGCTTCATGGGCGGTACGCACGTTTGGGTTGACACGGATGAAGTAGGCTTTGTAGGTTCCGTCCGGTTCAGGGGTCGAGTTGATGACCTTGACGATAGCGATGTCTTCGTCCCCATCCTGCCTTGCTTTGTAAAGTTCCCCGTACTTATCTTTATGTACGTATATGCCGTTGAACATTTCATAGACGTACCGCTCCATGCCGAATAGATCAATGAGGGATCTGCGAACCTCGACATTACGCTCATAGGTGATTTTGTCTCTTGTTATTGTTCCAGGGTGTGTAATGTATACTGATGGTACGTTCACTCCGTGTAGCACATAGGCTGAAGAGCCGTCTCTAAACCTTATAGCGGCATCCGTGGTACTGTGCAGTCTCCCCCTGTCGTCTATATTAAGACTAATGGGCCTGTCTACTGCAATGACGCCATCTCTAAAAACGTAGAAACCTCCTACACTTTTAGAGATAGCGTCCTTGTAATCAGTAGTCGTATGTTGCCATGACTCACCTTCAAGGGTTTTAATGATACGCTGTAGGCATAGCATCGGTGACATCTGCTGCGCGGGAAGTGATGTTAATTGCTCCTCTGAACGGAGTGCATCCTGCCAAGCTATAGGAACTCCGGGTTCCAAGAAGCCTTCTAATCCAAAACCACCCCTGAAACCACCCCTGTTTCTAGGCACAGGCATAGACCTGTAAACTTCTGCACGGATTCGTTGGAATTCAACCCCTTTCGCTATTGAAAAACCTTCTTGCCCATAATTGTAAATCTTAGCAAATCGAGGGAAGCTATTTACTGCTCTATCGCTCATGTACCGCATGGCTTCCAACGGAGACTCTACCAACCTCACACTACCTCTGTAGAATTCTACCAAACCAAAGTAATGCAGAAATCCCGCCATAGCCTCTTGGAACATACCGAAGTCAGCCGGTTCTGTGGATGTGTAGTACTTCGCGTAGTCTGCGATAATACCTGGAATATCTATCTCTATCTGTTCCATTTATCTGCTCCTTAAAATAGAATCAGCCTGCCCATACTGTAATATGGGCAGGCTGAGATGGCGATACACTAATCGCGGACGTATACCGGAACTTCTCCGGGTCGGTATTCTTCTTGGTGAAGGATAGCGTATACTGCGGGGGCGAGCGTGATGGTTGCGTGCTCCTCATGGTTGAGAGAGACAGGCCCACCTTCCTCGACTACCCGAAGATACTCCTCAATCCCTGTGGCGAGTCTCACTTCGTACTTCTCTGCGTTTTCGGCAGAGATACGATGCGCGTGACCCGTAACCTCTCCATAAGCCAGGATGATGTCTCCCTGATCCCTGTCTTTCAGGATTTCAGGCTCTCCGATCTCCTGTTCCTCTTCTGATAGGCGAAGGAGAAGCACGTCCCCCTGACGACCTTCTACGTGCATGGTGTTTCCCTTTCCAGTAGTAACCAATTTGGTTACTACTGCTTGTAGTTCCGGATGCCTTCCGGTCGGTTCGTGGTTATTGTACCACAAATCTTAATGTCGGTGTTTTAGCCTGTCGAAGATGTCGCTTGTACCTCTTTTACGCAGGATCTCCTTGATGGCTTCTTCCAGGGAGTCGACTCCGGTCTTATTAAGTTCACCGAATAGACCATCGGCTTCCTTTATAATGATTGGCGTTATTGCCATAATCAACTTGTCGGATAGGCTGAAAGACTCTCCGGGTTTCAGCACGACCCACGAAACGTCGGAGATTGTTTTCAGGCAAATATCACCATAAATCTCTCCAACCTCGTTGATCTGATTTTCACTGGAAGTCTTCTTGTCACCCTGTACAATAGTAGGGGCATCTCCATGAATTCCTGGGACGCATGTGATTACCAGATTTATACCGGGAAACCTAGCCATCATCTCATGCAGCACTATCGCCTTGAAGTTCGCCATAGAAGCGTCATGGTCTACGGCATCACTGTACTTCCCTAGCATGGTTTCCCCGAATAGGGCGTCGTACACTGTCACGCCACTGTAGTCTTGCTCATTCTTTTTGTTCAATTCATTCTCCTTGTTCAGGCTTCCGCCATTTGACATCGTATCCGAACCGATCATAACTCTGACTTTCTGTCAGGATATGGATACGCCGATAGGTAAGGCACTTGGAGCAGATGAATACATCGTACGTCAACCTGTCTGGATGATATTCGTACCGATTGATTACCTGCTCTTGCCTTAGAAACTCAAACTTATGCTCACACTCTTTCGTGGTTAGATCCCCCGTTTCTCCGATTTCCATCTCTTATGATCATCTAGTAGTGCCTGTTGGTCTTTTGTGGTTAGCTCTATCCTTTCCTCCGCGTATCCCACCAGGAACAGATCCGACTCGGAGGCGGCGGCGCATTCGAGGATAGAGAGGGCTATCGCTCTTGCATCTTCGCAAGACATGATAATCTTCTCCTATCCTATCTCGATTTGTACTGCCGCCTCTTTTCTCTTCAATAAGACGGCCCCGGAAATGGTGACTTCTTTCACTGCTAACCCCTTCCTGTAATCCGACGCTGAGGAGCGATCAGATGTTTTCCGTGATTCTTGTAGTTGTAAATCTCGAAGAGTATCTTAGTGTACTCATCCCTGGTCGGGCAAACTACTAGCCGCGACTGCATGTTCTCTAGCTTATGAAGCATCTGCCGATGGTTGTAGTCCGGGTGACAGATGAGTACCAGGGTTCCCTCGACGGCATTGGCACGGTTGATAAGTTTCTTGTTGAACTCGAATATATCGAGGACTTGTCGTTGCAGGAGGTCGAACTTCGCCTTGCGCTGGTCGGTAAACTTGAAAATCCCTTTCTTTACGTGTTCGTAGTAGGAGAGCAGTGATATACCATACGCCCTACCCCAAAACTGGCTAATCGCCGCCTGCGGGAAGACCGATCCTACGTAGGTCGATTCTAGCTTGATATACTCCTCATTGCCAAGTTGGGCGTAGGAGTAGATGTAGTCGTGCAGTGACCATTTCTTCTGCATGTTTTCAGCGTCTTGCATCTCTTGAACAGTGAGTTCGGTGTCTACCACGTAGTATACCGGAACCTGTGCCTGCTCTGCCGCCAGTAGTCGGTGTTGACCGATCTTGACCCTTCCCTCCGGGTCTACCACAATCCGGAAGGCTTTTTTAAAACCTACCTTCTTCATGTTCTCTGCCAGCTTATCGACGTTCTTCTGGTCGATAGGGCGATTGCCCTTCATGTGAGAGAATAGGGCGTAATCGGTCGTGCAGTACACCTGTTCCTCATTTGTCTCCAGTGCCACTTTCCTTTTCCTTTCGCCTGCGAATTCCAGCTTGTATTCGATCACGGTGCGTCCGAGACGCACCGTTATTCGCTCGATGTTCGCGATCCACGTAAAGGTAAATCTCATGTATTCGGTTTTCGTGAGACTTACGAATGTTTACGATTGACTGCACCGCTTGCAGCATGATGCGTCTCTCGTCCGAGTCAAACTCCATTTTCTTTACCATCCACTCCATTGTGTCTTTCAGGGTTTCCAGATCCCGTATCTGATCCCTAAGTTTTTCAATTCTATCTTGCACAGGATTGCTCCGTAACCAAATTGGTTACTCCTCCGCAGGTAGGCACAGTTGGTAGTACTCGTTTGGGCCGTAGTATACTTCTGTAAAGTCGTACAACCCATACCTTACTGCAACCCTCACCTTGTTAGGATCTCTCTTCCACACCTTCGGCTTTCCGTTCACCTTTACATGCCACACAGGTGTATGTCCGGGTATAATGGAAGCCACCGCCAAGTAGACATACTCCGGAGGGTTCTTGTATTCCTCTAGGGTCATATACCTCCATTTCCTTTCCGGGTCATTTCGGTACTGAAATCCGGACTGCCGCGCCATGAAGGTAGGCTCTCTTTCTATCTCGACTTCCATTGATACTCCTCTCTAAACACTTGTATGTCTCCGCGCTTGTCTCCTATCACAGAGAGTTCTATAAGGTCGCCTTGCTTGGGCTTAAATATAGCTACCTTTGGGATAGTATCTGTAATAATAGCCAGCTTGTAGGGGAAAGACTTTCCCCAACCGGCGTATTTGACCCAAAGAACTGTTCCGATTTTTTCTTGGAACAGTTCTTCCATAGTCAACGGTAAGTTTGTCTCCGGGTTCTCCAGGAAAATACGAGTGTCATTTCGGGTCGAGCCGATGTGATCTAGCTGTAACCATCGGCTTGCCTTTACACTCAGAGCGTGGATCTTTCCGTCGCGACGTTGTAACCTATACGGATTGGCTCTCCACCCGCCTGCAAAGCACAGGTGTACCTCTAAGGCTTCCAGTACATCGTCCGGAAGCGAACCCAAGAATTCCTCCGTGACAGGTTCGATGTCACTACGGATCATGCTACTTCACTTCCTCCTGTTCTAGTGGAAACCCCATCCTTAACCACACCTCCCTGGGGCAGAAGACGATCCTGGTTTTTAGGTAGTAAGGCATCACGTCTTCGTTTAACAGGTGGCTTACTGATTCGTCTTTTACGGTAACGATCATACCCATTCTATCCGGTTCGTCTTTACCTTCTTGTCCGTCCTCTACCCCGATAAACATAACCCCTTCCTTCATACGTTCTTTGCACTCATCGCACGGCTCCTTGTCCGCTATGACACTGATAGGGGCTTTTACGTCCCCTTTCAGCCTTCCCATAAGAACGACGCCCTTCTCCTTTCCACAGAAGAAGCATAATTCCAGGGACGCATTAACACCGTACTTTTCCGATACTCTAAGACTCATTAGTATTCTCCTTTTCTTCACAGTCCAAACCTTTTAGTACTTCGGCAAACCGGCGTATCTCCGATTCTGCGAAAAGATGACACCCTACCCGCACAGTACCCTCTATGTCTATACATTCGAGTTTGTAATGCCCTAATCGGATGGCATGGTTTGGGTAGTAATTGGTCTGTTCCTCTTTTACCTTGTCAATCATTGCGAGGATGAATGGGGCCGCTCGCTGGACGTGAGAGATCGGGACGACTGCCCCCATTGTTGTATGAACCTCGTCTCCACGAACTCGCATGTATGATAAACCTCCCAGGTAGCCTAAGTAAACATGCTCTCCTTGCAGCCACTTAGCAAGGCTCTCTTTCGACTTTTCTAGTCGTTCTTCCTGATCCTTTCTACGTCTCTCTTCCCTCTTGCGAAGGTACTCCGTGAAGGCTGCCTCTGCGACCTTCACGGCGTCCTGAAGGTCGTCTGTATAGAGTGCTTCCACGGCGGCATTCTCCAGTCCAAAGAAGTCGTTGAACCGCTTCATCATTTCGATGTGCTTCACGACTTCTTTTAACCTCCACGCCTTATTAGACCTTGCGCGATCCGCTATGGCCTTCAGGTTGGACAGCGCGTGCAGGTAATCTCTCAGTATTTCCTCTGGACTTCGATCCACGCTTCCGCCCACGTCGAAGGATGGCCTTCCAGGAGGAAGACTAGGCAGGAGATCGTATGTAGATGGAGAACCCCATCCCCCTGAATTGAACTGGCGGTACAGGTACGATTCCTCCCCTTTGGAGTTAAGAACGATCCTGCCAACTTCCTGTCCATACTTATAGATAGAAGTCCCATAGAACCTCATGGAACCGTTACGCGCCTCTGCTGTTTCCTGCGCCTGATGTGCCCACAGGTGCATTACTTCCTCGTTCGTTACCATTATTCGTGTCATTGTGCCATACCTTTCTTTTGCCGTGGTTTAATTAACCCTGCGTCCAGCATTGCTGTTGCAGTACGCCCATAGTGGCCCTGTAGTGTCCATTCCATGCCGTTGTCTACGAGTTCTTGGAAGAGTTCAATGTCTCCCTGCTCAGTTGTTTCCCCGGACTCGTACCGTATGATTTTATCCAGTAGGTTCAAGTTCAGCCTCCATTATATCCATCATAAGACCAATGAGTTCTTCTTCCAGCATGAAGATTACTCCTTGGTTTATGATCTTCTCTGCGGAGTCGGGCATCTCTTTTCGTATCTGTTCCTGCGTAAACAGTGCTGAGGTTCCTGTCCGTATCGGCTCTGGTGAAGAATCGCTCTCCACCCCGAACACAAGAACTCTTCCCTCCGATAGTTCCTTACACCGAAAGCAGGGTTCCATATCGAAGAACGCCTGCTCTTGTGTGGGGGTTCCTTTTGGCAGGAAAGAAACCGATCGGGATTCGTGTTTTGATTTTGTGCAGAAGTAGCACATTTCCTCTGTCATTTTAATTCTCCTTAGTAACCAAATTGGTTACTACATCGTTCTTACCCGAAGAACTATGGCGATGTCTTTTAGCCTACAGCGCATGTAGGCTACGGCACTTCCGGCAGAGTCGGCGTACACAAAGAGGGTGTAGCACCGAAGACACACACAGCACTTACAGTGGATAGAATAGAGTCGCATCTTTCCTGACCCCTTTCCGTGGCTTACAGGTAATGACGGTGATCTTGCCGTATACACCTTCGCTGTCCTTCTTGAAGCGAATGATGGCGTCCGTTGGGTCTTTGCCCATGACAATCTTATCCATGTCGAATATCTTGTTGCGAACATGAGAGTAGTAGCAGAACTCGATCACGAATTCCTTCACGTAGTCCTCCTAACTATGTGTATGGCCGTCTGGTTCGATGACGAGGAATATGTGTCCTCCGGAGCGGTAGTTGCACTTCATCACTACCGCTCCGTGATCGCCAAGTAAGGGGATAGGACACTCTATGCTCATGTAATTCGGCAAACCGTCCGATTGGCGTTTTATGAGTTCACGAATTACGGAGTTCTTCTGCGCCTCCGTAAGACATACCTGATAATCCGTACTAGTGTCCATAGTGCGGTACGCCCTCCTGGTCATCTCCAGACTCACTGACATGCAGGGTGATGAGTGTATGAATGATGAGTCCGATATACTCTAACGGGATGAGGATGGTATCGCCATCCTCCTTGTCCACGATGTATACCATCTTTTCTTCACTGTCGATCGGGTTGGTTACTACCCCGATCTCGATTGGCATTTCTTTTGGCGTGTACACCCTAGCGTTGTTCGTACCGCCCATAATGCTAAATACTTCCTCTACTTTTTTCACCGATTAAACTCTCTTTCCAGGCGTTGTTTTGCCTCTAGGACAGGTATGTGCCACCGATCGGCAAACCCCTGTATAAACCCTGCGTCGATGTGTTTCAGTTTACCGGACAAAAACTTTCGGCATAGTTCGTCTAACTCGGTGAACATGCCTTCCTGATATTCCCTGGTACTACCCGTCTTGAAAGACTGCATCGTTTGTAGCATCCCTGCCCTGACTTCCGGATCGGGTAGCTTTTCCTGCATTTGCAGGGTCGTAGGGATCTCAGAGAAGTCTCCGTAAGTCACAGGCGCGTCCGGAGAGAAGAGGGGCAGGGCGGGAGTTTCGGCGTACCCTTTGGCATATCCTTCCTGGTACGCAGGGGAGGCGGCAGAGAGATCCTTCTTCCACCTGTAGCGTATGGTTTTCCCTGCATCTCTCGGCCTACTGCGTGGTACGACTTCCCGGCGTCCCTGCATAGGCGTCCTGCGTTCCGTCTTCGTGTCCATTGGCCTGCTGACGTTGTGTGCCACTCTTGACCGTTCGTACTTGCCGATATTGTACCCGATCTCAAACAGTTCCGCGTCTGTGTACTCCATGCTACTTCTCCTATTCTGTAGTGGCCTTCACCCTTTTCAGGAATTCAAACATATTCGCCGCCACTTCTTGCCGGGTGGCAAAGTCTGATAGTTCAGTCCCACCGTACAGTTCTGTGTTTTGACAATATGGAATGAACAGGTGATAGAATTCTTTATCATCGATTCCGTAGAATTCCTCGCCGGATCTATGCGTAGATTTATATCTTGTTGACATGGACTTTAGTAAAGGTATGTCATCACTGGTTATTTCCCATCCACGAAAAATGAGTGCGGTTTCCCCTATCGCACACCCACAGTTATTGTTCGGATTGAACCACACAGCGAAGGAGAACTCCCCCACTTTCAGCGGTTCATCGCTGGCGAGATGCTTTGCCAGCTTGCGTAGTTTTGCACGTTGCGTCTTATTCATCTCCTGCGTCTCCATCCTCTCTATCATTCAGAGGTTGTATGTATTTCCCTGCCAGTAAAATAGCCGCTACGAATACTACCGTAGCGGCTAAGAACCCGATGTCATTTGCGCTCACGACTCACGCTTCCTGGTAATGGCGTTTACCACTACCACCCCTATAACAGCCTCCACGACCGCTTCTACCAGAACTACCAGTAACCATTCCATTGTCAGTCTTCCCCTTCCTTGTCGTCATCGACTTGCGCTCCAAACACGAAGACGATGAGTCCGCCGCAGCAGAACAGTACGAACAGTATGAATGCACAGAGTGCGAGTCCCATTTTCAATACCTTTTCCTTAGTTAGCCATGTAGTTAGAAGCCTCTTCGCTATCCAGTGATACGTAGTTAGCGAAGTAGGTATGCCTGTCCCCTGTGTCATGGGTGACAGTGAATTCGTCTTTCCCTTCCCGGCGTTCTACCGGCTTACCTCTGCGCTCAAAGTCGGCGCACAGCGTATTCCACAGATAGTTCTTTGCCTTCTGAGGACAGTCGGTTGTAAATACACGCAGAGGTAGGGAGTTGCGTGGGGTTCCTTCGTAGTCAATACACCGAAACACTCCCCACATAGTAACTTTCATGTTGTTACACAGCATATGCTATCCCTCCTCTCTAGTGCCAGAATGCACGTCTCACGTGGTATTGCACGACAACTATCACGATCATAGACACGGCAAAAACCGCATCCAGCTTGTTGTCGTGTGGGTAGTGAATACCCTCTTTCGTGGAAAGGATGGGAATACTCGTTCTTACGATTAACTCCGGTCTGTCTGCCGGTTGCTTCCCATCCAGGAAATTTTCGATAGCCTCCTGCTTAAAATCCTCCTCCTCCCTGCACGTGGTGTCACACGTCCCATGAATGATAGGCATGTCACCTCCTCCTACATTTCCAGTTATCTGTGTAGACAGAGATATAGTCCTGGATCGTGGAAATCACCTGACTGGCGAAGTATCGGCAGAACATCACGATCAGACCTAGTATCACAGACACAGAGAATAGCAGTACAACCCCTGGAATTTCATCCATGCTAGTACCTACTTCCCGATGTAGCAAGACACCACGTCACGAACAGAAGTATCACGCAGTAAACCATCTGCCATGTGCTCATATCAGTCCTCCTCGTAGTAGTCTATTCTTTCTTCCTCGTCCTCGCCATACTTATCGTAGTGGTCGTTGTTGTTTCGGATGCGGGTCACAGTTTGCGCCCTTCTCTTTGCCAACTCACGCTCACGCCTCTGCTTTCGTAGGCTAACCTTTACCCAATCGTGTAAGACGGCCAGTGCCAACGCTCCCAGGAATGCCGCCGTGAGGACTGCCAGCATGTATATCAGCACGCAAGCGAGTTGCCATACCCATTCCATAGTTTTCTCCTAGTAACCAATTTGGTTACTTCGTTCCAGGTAGCAGGCCCATGCGAGTGCCTGATTGTTCCAATCGTCCTTCTGGTCGGGGCAAATGGCGCGTTCCCACTGCGTCATACAGTAGTCCCTAATAGAACGTACCTCCTCTCTGGTTATTGGTAGGTTTTCGCTATCTCCTATTAAGGACATGTGCCTAATCCTCCTCTTTGTAGTCCGCTAGTAGGGACACGTCAATAGGCAGTCTAGGCTGTCTGAATTGACTCATAATCCAGTTGTCACAGTCCTTTCGCTTACAACGCATAATGAGTCTCACTGTCCCATTTGCCTGTGGTATGGACTCGCTTGCGGAAAATCGACACCCATTACATACGGTGGGGTCTATGAGCGATATGATCTGGTTCACGGATAAATCCTCCTTTCTATGGTTCGTCAGTCCACGCCGAACGCGGTTTCGATTGCTAAAACGATCTTTGGATCGCTCATGTCTACGCCGCATAGGAACATGGTAGCCATGAAAGTTTCCACCGTAGCGATGACGATGGAACTTCCCTTCTGGTAAGGGATCGGCATTATAGTGCTCGATATACTAACCCACCCCAAAGGATTGATGTACATACCGAGTCCCGGTTCGTTTTCCTGAATTGTTATGCTGTCACCCGACTTCAGGTTAATCGTAATGCTTCTCACTAAGCCCTCCTTTTCTACGGCCTATTTTGGCCTACGTATAGTAAATGTCACGAAAGAGAATTAGCCCTTCAGAATTGGCCCTGAAGGGCTAATAGAGGCATCCTAGGGGTACAAACGAGGATGGTTAGGCGGAATGCTTCTGCATATAATCCAGGATGGCGAGATGGACACCCATGCAGATCATATCCTCCCCAACCCATTCATCCCCGTCCCGGTAGACGGAATCGAAACGGAGTTCGCTCGGCGTAACCTGCCAGTTGCGGCTGTCGATGCTCTTGACGGAGAAGAAGTCAATGATATTGGCCTTCACATCTTCCGCCTGCTCCTGGGACAGTTTGGGCGGCAGATCGACACGCAGGGAGATGGTACGCGCCATGACCATATTCTCCGAGTGCTTCGGCGTCTCTTCGGTCGTGGCTTCGGACTTCTTGGTTTTCGTAGCGGTGCTCATTATGGTTCCTTCAAACAGCAGGGTTTGATATAGTTTCCCTGCAAGCGATAATGACGAATCGAACGCCAATACTCCTAGTAACCAATTTGGTTACTAGGAGTTCCCTGCATCGCGACGGTACTTTATTTTTTCCTTCTGAATTCTTCATACCTCTTTATAAACTCGTCATACATTTCGGCCTTATGCCTCCACTCTCTGACGTTCTTGTACTGCGAGTACTTGTTCTGTAGTATGTTTGCCCACATTATAGTAGTCAAGCACCACATAAACCACTCGAACTTAGACACAGCTTATCCTCCTGTTAGTCGTCTTCTGGAAAGTCAGGGGTATCTTTTATCGTTTCTTGTACGATGTAGATACCCAATACTACCAGGAATGTCATCAGTAGCCATCCTACGGCGTCCATTATTTAAGAGTTTCCCAGGAGTGCTGTTCGGCCCATACGTAGCCGGTAAACTCCGAGCAGACAATGCAGTGATGAAATTGTTGTTCGTAGACCATTGCGGAGACAAGACGCTCCGCATAGCCTATCGTTCCCTGGAACGGCTGAATGACTTCCCGCTCCCCATCCCAAGCGACGACTAATCCCTGTATCATTTCTATTCTCCTTTTCTGCGCTTTACGTCCGCTCGACCATTCCAGATTGGTTCGATTAAAAGCCGCCTGCCATTCAGTAGGCCATTGCTTTTTGTGCTAATGCCGCGAAGTCTATTTCAGCATCAGCAGCAGCACGAGTAGCAGCATCAGCAGCACGAGCAGCAGCATCAGCAGCATCAGCAGCATCAGCAGCACGAGCAGCAGCAGCAGCAGCAGCATCAGCAGCATCAGCATCATAAGCAGCATAAGCAGCATCAGCATAAGCAGCAGCAGCAGCATATGAC